ATGGCAACAATAACTAAAAAAAAGATAAAGCTTAAAGATGAGATTTACAGCATCATTAGGAATGACATTCCGTTAAGAGCGAAACTTGCTAAAGCATTAAATATCGAACGTGATTCTGTATATCAAGCTGCAGTTCGAAAATATTCAAAATTAAGTTTACCATTTGTTTTGGAAATTATTTCAAAACATACCGGCAAACCTAAAGATGAATTAACCGATGTCTAAGTTAATATCAGTCGAGGACTTTATTCTGTTTTTGGCAGCCTTAATTGTTCTTCTAGGCTTTATTAACATCATTTATTGGATTTCTAAAAAGATAAACAGATGACACTAAAAACAATAACAATACCTCTGGAAACATACAAATGTCTGCGGGGACATTTAGAAAAGGCGAATGAAATTTTCAATAGCCTGGGAATGGCCGGGGGGCTAGCAAGTGATAGCAAGCCTCCTAAGCCGGAACCTAAAGAAACAAGATCACAGAAAGTTAATAAATACAAAGAATTAATTGGAAGTGGTAAACGGGTTAAAAAGCCTGAACATTTAAAGAAATAAAAAAAAGCCACTTGACAGAGTGGCTTTCGCAAATAATTCAATCACGGACCTCGAATCCTTAATACAAATTATTATGAATACAAATCTAATACAAAGATTCTGCAATACCACATTGTCGAATGATAAAACGAAATTCCTTTTAGGGGAATGCTTAAAAAAGGCATTTGATGATGCTATCTCCGATCCTATAGAATCTGAAAATATTTTGGCTTTAGCCTGGAAGTTTCAAGTTCCTCAATTTGATGAAATGTTTGAAGATCATCAAAATCATGATTATCCACCTTTTAGATGTTAGTTATGGAAATCAAGAAAAATCAAACTTTCAAAACTCCGGTAGGATTGTTTTTAAAAGTACAAACTGTTCGTGAGTCTGGTTTGCACACTCTAGTCCTGATTGATAAAAAGGGTAAGGCAATCCCGGAGAAACGAAATATTCGCGGACATGTTATCCAAAGAACAGAGCGCTTATGCACAGAGGAAACAATCAGATCATTTAAAAAAGTTTCGATATGTCATTAACCAAATCCAAACGGGAACAGGAGCTTTTTGATTTTTACAAAAAGTACTTGAAAGATCCTTCTTTAATTGATGAGAATGTGATCAAAGCTTATAAACAAGATGTAAAACACATCAGGAACTCTAAAAAATAATAATATCATCTAATTCTAATAAAAATGAAAACAATTGAAATTAAAGGATTGATCCTTACCAACTTTAAAGGAATCGTAAAGTTAAAAGTAAACTTTCAACACAATACTGATGTTTTTGGTGCTAATGGTACCGGAAAATCTACAATATATGACGCTTTCTTATGGCTGCTTTTTGGTAAAAATGCGGAAGAGAAAAAAGAGTTCAGCATTAAAAACACTGTTGATACGTCGCTTAATAGACAAGATCATGAGGTTGAAGGCTTTTTAAATGTAGACGGCGATGATGTTACCCTTAAGAAAATATACAAAGAAAAATGGGTTAAAACTAAAGGAGAGGAAATTGCAAAATATACTGGAAACGAAACCATTTACTACTACAATGAGGTTCCAATGAATCAAAAGGAATTTCAAGCAAAGGTTTATTCCATTTTGGATGAAACTGTTTTTAAACTGATCACTAATCCTTTTGCGCTTAATTCTATGAAATGGCCCGATCGTAGATCAATTATTACACAAATGGCTGGAGAATTTACCAACGAACAAGTTGCAGCTGGGAATCCGGAGTATGAAGCTTTAGTTGCAAACCTTACACAAGGTAAAACGATGGAAGAATATTTGAAGCAAATAAAAGCCAGCGTTAAAAAATCAAAAGATGATCTGAAATTGATTCCAACTCGAATTGATGAGGTTTCAAAAACAAAACCACAAGCGTACGATTTTCAAAATCTTAAAAATTTACTTTCTGCTAAAGAATCGGAGCTTGCAAGAATTGATGAAAGTATTCAAGATAAATCAAAAGGTTTAGAAAGAATTTTAGAAGCGAATGAAACCGCACAAAGATCAGCATCAAGTCTAAGATCTGATATTTCAAATATTGAATTTGAAACTAGAACGAAAGCTAATAACTCTACAAAAGTAGATACTTCTGTTTTGGATGGTTTAAAAACAAATCTTCAAAACAAAAATGCTGAGTTGCAAACCGCTTCAAATGGCTTGGTAACGATTAAAGGTTTGGTTACAGCAAAAGAATCTGACTTAAAAGCTTTGGAGGTTACCATTCAAAACAAACGTAATGAATGGACCGATGAAAATGGAAGGGCATTAACATTTGAAGAAAATTCTTTTTGCTGCCCAACTTGCCAACGTGCTTTTGAGGAATCAGATGTTGAAACAAAAAAGACGGAAATGTCTAACAATTTTAAGACTGATAAAAGAAACAAACTAGCGGAGATTAACCGTCAAGGCGGCTTGCTTGCTACTCAAAAAACAAACCTTGAAAAAGAATTGGCTGACTTAAAAGTGAGAGTTACAAACGGCGAAACCTTAATATCAAGTTTAGATACTGATATCAAAACAATTAAAAGTAGTATTGAAACTGAAACATCTAAATATTCAAGTGCAACGCCGGTTGATATTGAAACGATTTACACTGAGATGTTAGCTTTAAATACTGATTACAGTTCTAAAAAACTACAGCTAGAAACGATTGAAAAATCAATACTAGAAGTTCCAAAAGTAGACGATGCTCAATTGAAAGAAGACAGAAAAGCCATTGTTTCCGATATTGATGGTATCAAAACTAATTTAAGAAACGAAGATCAACTAAACACGATCAATGCTCGTATCGATGCTTTGAAAGCAGAAGAGACAAAATTAGCTCAGGAGATCGCCGGAGTTGAAAAAACTCAGTTCTTAATTGAACGATTTGAAAAAGATAAAATGTCGGCAATTGAAGCAAATGTCAATTCTAAATTCAGAATCGTAAAATTCAAAATGTTTGAAGATCAAGTTAACGGCGGAGAAAATCCTGCTTGTGAAATCCTGGTTAATGGCGTTCCTTTTGCTGATGCAAATACTGCTTCAAAAATAAATGCCGGCATAGACATCATTTCTACTCTATCGAAATTCTATCAAGTATCTGCTCCAATTTTCATTGATGGCGCAGAATCCATCCATTCTATAATGGACACGGAAAGCCAATTGATCCGATTGGTAGTTAGTGAACCTGATAGCAAAATCAGAGTTGCATAATGACTGAGTATAGAGTCAAAAGAGACTCCGATGGAACCCTTACTGAAAATTGTAAAGAAAGCATCGGAGTTAAAATCGGAAGTTTTGATTGTACGGCCAATTGTCAACATAATCAAAATACCCAAAAAGAAATTCAAGAACAGGCTTTCGATTTAAAAATCGTTAGGTGTCCAAAACTTCAAAGTAATCAATTAACAATCGAAATTTAATTAAAAATGAGCACAGATATAAAAGCTGCAGAACCTGCAAAAACGGAATTAGCAATTACACAACCATCACAAAGTGAAAGATTCACAAATGCTGTGATGAAAGAGTTTTCATCAAATAACGGTGCAGTTACTTTGACACCGTTTCAAAAGAAGCTTTGCCAGAACTACTTCATTAAGATTGATCAGACTCTAAAAGACAATGAGAAAAAAAGATTAGCAAAACAAGATCCTGATCCGCTACCATTTACATGGGAAAATGTGAACATGGCAAAATTGGCTGTTGATGTGATCGCATATTCAAGTGTTGAATTAGATCCTACACAGCCAAATCATATCAATATAATTCCTTATAAAAATACTGCGAATAATAAGTATGATATGGGATTTGTAATTGGATATCGAGGAATGGAAATTAAAGCCAAAAAGTATGGTTTAGACATTCCGTCTGACGTGGTTTTTGAATTGGTTTATTCTACAGATAAATTTAAACAATTTAAAAAGGACAAAGATAATCCGGTTGAGTCTTATTCTTTGGAAGTAATAGATGATTTCAATAGAGGTGAAGTTGTTGGCGGTTTTTGGTATCATGAGTTTAAAGACAGTCCTGAGAAAAATAAAATCAAGGTTTTCTCTCTGAAAGATATCGAAAAAAGAAAACCAAAGTATGCATCAGCTGAGTTTTGGGGTGGAGAAAAGGCAGTTTGGAAAAATGGTCAAAAGACTGGAGTCGAAAAAATTGAAGGATGGTTTGAAGAAATGGCCATCAAGACAATTTCCAGAAATGCTTACAACGCAATAACCATCGACAGCAAAAAAATTGACGATAATTATTTGGCTATCCTTCAAAAGGAAAACGAAATGAATGATTCAATAATTCAAAATCAAATTGATGCCAACGCAAACAAAGAACCATTAGATTTTGAAGATGCGGAGTTAGTTGATGAGAAGCTTTTGGAAGTTGCCGGAACAACGGTAATAGATCAAAAAGCTAATCAGGATCCAGAATCTGAAAACGCAACTCAGCAAACGTTAGATATGGATCAATCACAAGGAGAAGGACCAGGCTTCTAATTATGAAATTAAAAGTTATTTCAACAGGCAGTATTGGTAACGCTTACATTCTTGAAACAGAGAATGAAGCGTTGCTTATAGAATGTGGTGTCAATATTATGGACATCAAAAAAGCATTGAATTTTGACCTTAGCAAAATTGTAGGTTGCTTAGTCACTCATGAGCATCAAGATCACGCTAAATCAATTAATGACGTAATGAGTATAGGAGTGGAAGTTTATGCGTCCAAAGGGACATTTTCGGCTACTGGTTTTTCGATTAAAAGTCATAAACAAAATGAAATTGCTTCAAAGCAAATTTTCAAAATTGGAAACTTTAAAGTGATGGCGTTTGATGTCAAACATGATGCCGTTGAACCTTTAGGTTTTTTGATAGAACATCCGGAATGCGGCAAAGTGCTTTTCTTAACCGATACCAATTATTGCGAGTACACTTTCAAAGGTTTGAACAACATCATAATTGAGGCGAATTTCTCCAAAGAAATTATTGATAGAAAGTTTGGTTCTGATAGCGGAAAGGAATTTCTAAGAAATAGGATCCTTAAATCTCACTTCTCATTAGAAAACTGCAAAGAAATGTTGGCAGCGAATGACCTTTCAAAAGTCAACAATATAGTTCTGATTCACTTATCAGATAGCAATTCAAATGCTAAACAATTTCAAAGAGAAGTTTCAGATCTGACTGGCAAGAATGTGACAGTGGCCGAAAAGGATTTAATAATTGATTTCAACCTAACACCCTTTTAAAAATTATGCTTTACAATCCAGAAAAACCGATCGATGTCCATAGAGCTGTTGAACAGTTAAAATATTTTGTAAAGCATAATAAAGTATTTGAACTATCAGCCAAGAAAGTTCCAAAGACATATCCGCAATTAAAGTATGCTCATCTTATTATGTCCTGGTTCGCATTAGAATACGGCGAACAAGTTGAATATATAAAGCTTGAGTATTTTAAAAAGCTTGTTAATCCTGCCATTTTTAAATATGATTTTGTTAACCATAAAACTGGCGAAATACGAGTTGAATACAAAAGCTTGGCGAACATCACTAAAGATGAATTAACGTTAGCAATTGATCAATTTAGAGACTATGCAAGCAAAGAGGCGGGTATATATCTTCCAGAGCCTAAAGACTTAGCTATCATCAGAGAAATAGAAATTCAGATTAAAAATAACGAGCGATTTTTATGAATCAGCAGTAAGGCAAATACAAAGAATATTACTTAAAAATTAACCAATAAATAATAACTCATGACTAAGACGATAACTATCAATTCAGATAAATTTGTTCAAGCTTTAGAGAAGATTTCAGAAAAAGAAGTTGAGATAAAAGGTGCGTCGATAAGTGATGCACTATGCGCATATTCATACGAACTTCTAAAAGGGCCAACCAAAGGAGATACTTTAAATCGAAAAGGAGCACATATTGTGCACGATGATCTACAAATTAGATTTGATCAATTGGATGTGTTTTTTGCTCATTTAGATGATGCTTACACAGGAAATACAAATGTTACTCCACTGGAAGAATTAGAGGCTGAGATTGAAACCGAAAAATACCATGTTACCGGGTTTAAAATCTCAGGTGTCGAAGAAAACAAGTCAGTTATTCTTTCCGGATGGAAAGAGGTAACTAACGGTATTGTAAAGTTTGATGCTCCAAAAATAAAATATTCTACTGCTTATTTATATCTAAGCGACATGAAGGAGAGAGTCCAAAATGCAATTGATGAGGTTGAGCTGTATATGAATGGGAAAACGGCGCCGCAAGAAGATCCTAATCAAGTTCACATGTCTTTTGCCGAAGAAGATGCTGTATTTGAAAACGCCAAATTGTAATTATGGCTTTTCAGTTACGACCTTATCAAAGTGATTCGATTAATTTAAGTGTTGACTTTCTTAAAGATAGTACTAAAGGAAATGCATTGGTAATACTTCCGACAGGATCAGGAAAATCAGTTGTAATTGCTAAAATATTGGAACCGCTGGAGGGCAAAACTGTTGTTCTCCAGCCTTCAAAAGAGATTTTAGAACAGAACTATGAAAAGTTTTCCAATTACGGTAAAGCGTCCATCTATAGTGCATCTGCAGGTGAAAAAAGAATTGATAAAGTTACTTTTTGCACGATTGGGAGTATCATCAATAAAAAGCATCTTTTCAAAGGATTAAAAAACATTCTTATTGACGAATGTCACCTTGTTAATTCCGATGCCGGAATGTATATTGATTTTATAAAAGCCTTTCCCAATGCTAAAGTGTTGGGATTAACTGCAACACCTTACAGATTAGATCAAGCTTCCACCGGTCCGCAACTTACTTTCTTAACGAGAAGTGCCCCGGCAATTTTCGACAAAGTTCTTTACTACGTTCAAAATGACATACTTTTTAACGCCGGGTTTCTTGCGGAACTAGAATACTACAATTTTGATGTCATTGATAGAAGCAAATTAGAAGTTAATAGTTCCGGAACTGATTTTACGCAAACATCCTTACGAAGATATTACAAGTCAATTGACATGCCGTCAAGAATTGTAAAAACGGCTTTAACTATTCTGAGCAAAAGAAAAAATATATTAATATTCTGCTCTTTAATTGAAGAAGCTAAGACAGTTCAAAAGCGCATACCAGGATCCGAAATACTGACTGGAGAAACTAAAAAAGAAGAAAGAGAGCGAATTCTAAGTCAGTTTAAAAAAGGCATTATAAAGTGCTTAATCAATGTTGGAGTATTGACAACGGGATTTGATTATCCAGCACTTGAAGCAGTTCTTATGGCCCGTTCAACAATGTCGCTATCCTTGTATTATCAAATTGTTGGTCGCGTTATGCGAATATTCACTTATCCTGATGGTACTAAAAAGATAGGTTGGTTCGTAGACATGGGAGGTAATGTCAACTTCTTCGGAAAGATAGAAACAATGCAAATTAAAGTTGATTCTGAAGGCAGGTTTGCTATCTGGAACAATGGCCGGCAACTAACCAACGTACCATTTAAAAAATAGAAAATATGGCTGATGATAAACTAGATTACTTCAAGCTTATGCGTGATTTTTGGGAGTTTGCTTTTAAAAACCCTGAAAGTATAAAGCCAAACCATTGTGCTGTGTATGCCTATGCTGTAGAACACTGTAATCGTTTAGGATGGAAAGAGAAGTTTGGCTTTCCAACCTCAATGGTTTTAGATTATGTTGGAATTAAAAGCTACTCAGTTTATAAAAAAACCTTTGACGATTTGGTTCAATTTGGTTTTTTCGAAGTAATAGAATATAGCAAAAATCAGTATTCAGCCAACATAATTGCTTTGAAAGAAAATAACAAAGCACCTATCAAAGCACATGCGAAAGCAACCCCAAAAAATGAAGAATGCTTTGAAAGAAAATTACAAAGCACATGCGAAAGCACCTATCAAAGCACCTTACAAAGCACGGAGAGTATAATAAAACAAGAAAACAATATAAAACCTTTAAAACCTCTTTCTAAAAATGAAATTTTCGGAAATGAAGTTTTAGAAATGCCAAGTTGGGTTGAAGCCATTTCGATGCAAAACAAAATTAGACCCGAAGATGTTAAAAAATGGATTGATGAATTTGTTTTGAAACTAGTTTCTGAATGTGACGAAAAACAAACCAAACAAGATTTTGCCGGACATTTTTCCCGGTGGCTTCCAGGAGAAATTTTAAAATCAAAAAAAGTAAACAAAGATGGAAACACAAAAGGCACGGGAGGATTTACTAAAAATAGGGGGTAAATTAATTCCGATAATTGGAATTCACAAATACAACGAGTTAAAAAGCTTCAGTAGTGATAAATTAACCGAAGATCAAAAAAGTCAAATTGCTGCATACGAATCCAAAAACGTAGAAGCTACTGACGAACAATTAGCATTTAGAGCAAAATGGGTTCAAATCGTTCATAGCCCTAAATCAAAACCAAAGTTTTCAATTACTGCACGAAAGCTTTACAATCTTTTCAAGGCAAATTTTCAAAAAATATGTGAAAGGCCGTTTATCAAAATTGAGGGTGTTACGATAAAAAACTTAGAGCCATTGATTTATTATTTTTCAAAAGATGAGCGCTTCTTCCAATGTGAAAATTTATCGAGAATTTCCGAACCAAGTTTTGATAAAGGACTTTTGATAATTGGAAATTATGGAAACGGGAAAACGTCAGCGATGAAAGTTTTTGAACATATTTTTAAAGGCATTCCCGGAGTCGGATTTAGAAGTTTTTCTGCAAACGAAGCAGTCACAATGTTTGAAAAATTATCAAGTGATGTCGACCGGGATAATTTTGAAAAGATCATGTGGCGTGGAATTATAAACTTCGATGATTTAAAAACAGAACGTATCGCCAGCAATTATGGTAAGGTTAATATTTTCAAAGAGATCCTCGAAGAGAGATATCGCCTTAAATCAAAAACATTCCTGATTTGTAACTTCAAAGAAGGCTATGAAGATGATCTGCAAGCTGCAATTGATGAAATCGGCGAAAAGTACGGTGGCCGGGTTTGGGATAGGATTTATGAAATGTTCAACATTATCGAATTCAAAGGTAAATCCTTTCGAAAATAATTGATCTCATGAATCACATTAGCCAACGCAATCTTTTAGAAGTTCAACTTAAAAGCTTCAAAGATTTTGTTCCTTTTTGTCCAAATGATTCGCTTCAACCGTTGCTTCAGGAGATTGCAAAAATTCATGATCGACTGGAAAAAATAAGAGAATTTACAATTGAACAATTGGTAGAAGAGGTTCATTACCACTACGAAACGCGTCAAAGCAAATCTAACTTTAGAACTATTTAAAATGGGGAATATAGAAATTGTAGCTGACTTGACTGAAATCAAGAAGCAAATTGCAGAATTAGGAATGAAATATGTTGAAAATCAGATGCCAGTATCTTTAAGTGATGTTGGATTAACCCTGAGGCCATTTACCAGTATTGATTCTTCGATCGACCAGGCTATTAAAAAACTTAGTTCCGGTAACGTTGGTCTAATTCCAAAAGCAAGCACACTGAAATCATGATCAAGAAAAAAGAAAAGTTTATTGTTGGTATTGATCCGGATGTCGATAAATCAGGAGTTGCTTTTTTAAGTGGAAATCAGTTGCAATTGGATAATCTTACTTTCTTTCAGCTTTTTGATTACTTCAACGAAATGAAAAAAAAATATCCTGGGCTTGAAGTTTATGTCGAATGTGGATTTTTAAACAAATCAAATTGGCATAAAAAAAGTGATAGATCAGCTGCTTTTAATTCTAAAATTGGTGAACATACTGGAGCAAATTTTGAGACAGCGAAAAAGATTGTCGAAATGTGCGAATATTTAAAGATCACTCACTATAAAATCAAACCAACCAAAAGTAAAATAACTAACGACTATTTTAAATCGATCACCGGCTATACTGGTAAAACTAATCAAGAACAAAGAGATGCATTTATGCTGATTTTTGGAAGATAGTTGATCGATTCAATTCAAAACATTTTTAAGGCTCTCGATATCGAGCGCTTTTTTATTGCCTAACCACAAAACATAAGTTGTGAAAACAATCTTCTTAAATATGGGAAATATCATCATCGATAAAATCGAAACCGAAAAAATAGTTACATCTGTCTGGGTCGCAAAAACTACAATCTATACTCCAACTAAAACCGATATAGAAATGAAAGGAGAAAGCGAAATCAACGCTTACAAAAAGCTAATTGATTTTTTAAAATGCGAGCAAAAACCTAGAGAGGTTAAAACGCTGCCGAACGGAAACAAAATCTATCACTTTAAAAATCCAACCACATGAAAACATCAAATGCATTTAAAGAAGCCATAAAAAAATATTTAGATGAAAGAGCATCGACCGATCAGCTTTTTGCCGTGACTTATAGTAAGGAAAATAAGTCTTTAGAGGAGTGTTGTAATTATGTTACACAATGTGCTCAGAAAGGTGGTTGTGGCGGTTATAGTGATGAAGAGGTCTTCGGATGGGCCATACATTATTATGATGAAGATGACATAAAAAACATTAAACCAATCAAGGCAAAAGTAATTGTAAATCATAATGTGGAACTTACTTCAATAGATATAGAAGAAGCAAAAAAAATTGCGTTTGAACGTGTTATTTCAGAAGAAAAGGAGCGTTTGAAAAAGAAAGTCTCGCATAAAAAGCCAGAGTCAGGAAGCACTGTTCAATCCGAATTATTTTGAATTATGAAACCAAAAACCAGATTGCAAGTAGAAGTTTGGAATCTTCATAAGAAACTTTCCGAACCAATAGAACATGAGCCGTTTGTCATTTCAAAGCATGATTTTTATTACACCACTCACTATAAGAACCTTGTATGCTTAGAATGTAACCACACGTGGAAACCAGAAACTGAAACTAAAAAAAATGTTTCAAATGTAATCTGTCCTTCGTGCAAAAAGAAAGTGAAAAAACTGGCTATTCATAACGGGCAGTTTATTAGAATACTAAGTTATTCTGTCGTTCAGGTCGTTGACAGATTTCAGGTCTTTCGATATTATTCTTGCTGGAAAATCATGGATAAAAATAAAAAACCAAGATATAACTTCCGAAGTTTATTTGAAGAATGGACTGAGTACGATAAAAATAAGAAAGTAGTAATAGGTAAAAATACTACCTGGTCCGGTGATGGATTTAGTTCCTCTGATTACGAAGTTCGTTATAATAATCCACGATACGGTCAAAGTGAATACGATCGATTTGCATCTGATTTTAATTGTCCTGGTGCAGAGTTTCATCCGAGGTTTAAAAAATATGGTCTCAGTGTAGATTTTCATAATTGTGACTATCGTTACCTACTCAATAAACTTGAAAGAAGTTCACAAATTGAAACTCTTTTAAAAGCGAAACAAAAAGAACTTTTGTTTTATGCGGTCCATAAAGATGAACGGTATTATTCGTTTTGGCCACAAATAAAGATCGTGCTCCGAAATAAATACAAAATTAAAGATGCCGGTATGTGGTACGACTACTTGGAATTGTTGAAATACTTCAAAAAGGATATCCGAAATCCAAAAATAATTCTGCCTAAAAACCTTAAGAAGGCGCACAATGAATTTGTCGTGAAAAAGCAAAAATGTATAGATAAGGAAAGAGCCGCACAAGAAGTGAAGCGCCAAGAGAATGAGAGATTACGTGCCGAAGCTGAAACTGCTCTAAAAAATATAAAGACTGAAGTATTTAAAGGTTTCTCATTAAAACAGGGAAAGCTTTTAATTGTTCCATTGATTGAAGATAATGATGTTAAGGAAGAAGGTAAAATATTAAAACATTGCGTTCATACAAATAACTATCATAAAAAGTCTGGTATACTACTTATGTCCGCTAGAATTGATGGCAATCGGATTGAAACAATTGAGATTTCATTAGCAACATATTCAATTATTCAGTGCCGTGGATTCGATAATAAACCAACCGAATTTCACGATCAAATTATTGATGCCATAAAGAAAAATATGGGCAAGATCTCGAGATTAGTTGAAAAGCAAAAGCAATTTAAAGAGGTTGACTCAAAATTAAAAAATCTGCAAAATCACGCAGCATAACCACTAAAAACAACATCATGAACTTCATTCTAAATAGTAAAAATTTACTCGACAAGCTATTAATTCTAAACGGAGTTATCAATTCGTCAAATACGCTTCCAATTCTGGATTGCTTTTTATTTGAAATCGATGGAAATCAATTAAAAATTACAGCCTCAGACTTAGAAACTACTATTACTTCAACGCTTGAAATTACCTCATCAGACAAAGGATCAATTGCGGTACCATCCCGAATGCTGATCGATATACTAAAAGCTTTCCCGGAACAGCCGCTTGATTTTTTTGTCAATGAAAATAGCACGATCGATATTAATTCCGGCGCTGGAGTTTATTCGATAGCTTATGCACTTGCAAAAGAGTATCCGCAAGCTGTACTAATCGAAGATCCTCAAACCGCAACGATCAATTCTAAAATTTTAGGAAAGGCGATCACTAAAACAATTTTCGCAACTGGTACCGATGATTTAAGACCGGCCATGAGCGGAGTGTTATTTCAATTTTCGCCTTTGGGATTAAATTTTGTTGCGACTGATGCGCATAAATTGGTAAAATACCAAAGATCCGATATTACATCTGCAGAGGAAATTGATTTCATTGTTCCTAAGAAACCTCTGAATGTTCTAAAAGGAATTCTCTCGACATTGGATATCGATGTTTTAATTTCCTTTAATCAGACAAATGCAATTTTCACTTTTGAAGATTATGTTTTAATGTGTCGTTTAGTTGATGCCACTTATCCAAAATATGAAAACGTAATACCAAAGGATAATCCAAACAAGGCAATTATTGACAGATCTAAACTTTTAAGTTCCGTTAAGTGTGTTTCTATTTTTGCAAACAAAACAACAAAACAAGTTGCGTTGAACTTCACTGGCAATGAAATTAATCTTTCTTCTGAAGATGTGGACTATTCTAACAAGGCAGATGAGCGCCTAAATTGTAATTACGAAGGTCAAGATACTAAAATCGGTTTCAATGCGAAATACCTCGCTGAAATGATCAGCAATTTAAGTTCAGAAGAAATCAAATTCGAATTTTCTTTACCAAATCGAGCTGCGATTTTAACTCCGATTGATGATCAGGATGATCAAGAGAAGATCCTGATGTTAATTATGCCGTCATTAATAAACTAATATAAATCCTTTTTCTATAGAAGAATCTTTGCTTGTCGGCAAGGTAGCTAGTTATAATGTGTTAAGATTGGGAGAAAAAGGGAAAAGTTTCATTAACCCAATCAAATTATAATCAGACTTTTTAACCGCCCGTAATTGGGCGGTTTTTTATTAACTAAAATGAAAAAATCATGTATACCACATTAGCAGTTTTAGGAATGGGATTTATCATTTTCACGCTTTACATCTTGTGTGATACGATAACAGAATCTTTGAGTGAAGGAAAGACTTTCACAACTAACGAATTAAAAGGATTTATATAATGGAATTTATAGATGGAGAATTTGAATATGAATTTTCTGAATTAGAAGAAATGGAAATGCCAACGCCTTGTCAAAAATGTGGAGAATGGTTTGATCTTCATGATGGATCCGCTTCGGAAAAGTGGTTCCCAAGAACTATAATTTGTCCGACATGTGGAGAAAAGGAACAAAACATCATTGAAGTTGAACAGGATATTGAAGATATGCAAGATGAAATAGACCAGGCTCAAGATTCGATTGCTGAAGCTACCGAGACTATCTCTGAGAACACTGGAAAAATACTTGAATTGCAAGATAAACTTAAGATCCTGGAAGAGGAATAACATTTAAAAAAAAACAAATATGAAAACAGTTTATAAAAATATGGAAGTGCTTAAAAAATTATACGATAACATCACTAAATCTCAATTAATAAGCGATGATGCAAAAACAATTGTCGCTGCTTTTATCGTTAATGAAGTTGAATATTTAGATCAGAATCCTATCTCCGGTGTCGAAATGATCAACATTGAACGTGATAGGCAAATTAATGAATTAGGCTACGATTATACTAATGATTGCTTATATGCGAACAATCAATTGTCAGATGCCGCAATATGCTATGCAATGACACCTGATACAAGAGATTTTGAAAATGAAGAAGGTGCTTCATTGAACTTAGCAATATGGCCATGGGATGATAAGTATTGGAAGCCAGCACCAGAAGATAGAGTTAGAGAACTGGTAAAAGCCGGTGCTCTAATAGCAGCGCAAATTGATTATGAATTATCTAAAGTAAGTTCAGATCAAAAGCCTCAACCGTAAAATCCTGTATTACGAAAAAAGATAAGCCAAAATTATATTTTAAGACTATCGATGATACGTTTTGCAGCTCCTTAGAAAGTCACTTGCAAGATGCAAAGAATGAAGGTTTAGAAGAAGTTACTTTGATCGAGGCGGATCCGGATAATGACAATCCAGACTTTATTTGGTGTACAAGTGAAGGTGAATGTGTCGAAAGGCATATGTGTAAAAAATCACTATGCTCTAGCTATAATTCTAAATCGGGCAGAGGCGTATGTTCCGACCGTGGGAATTTATATCAGCATGGAGATGAGGTTTTATTTAAAATAGAAAAGTAATAGCAATCAAAGGTGTCGAATTCGACACCTTTTTAATACATCATATTTATGAAAACAGAAAACCTGGTTAAAATTTTTAGCTACATAGTCGCAATTATATTCATTTTTGGAGCATCTAAATTAAATGCTCAATCTCAATTATCCGTTATGGCAGGATATAAAGCAATTGAAGTTTCAGGCGCTTATACAGCAGAAAACGAGCTAATTTTTGGAGTTGCAATATCTGCAGTAGATTCAAAAATAACACAGAAAAGAGCAAATACAAATGATAGAGGTTCTAATCACGAATTCGAATCAGATTATACGCCAGCTACATTTGGTTTAATTGGCGCTAAGTTCGATGAATTATCCATCATTGGCAAAATCGGCGGCGCTTATATCAAACAAAAAATCAACGGTAAACCCGAACCGCAAAACATCTATTTAGCGGTTGGAGTGATCATCGATTATAAAGTATCAGAATTGACGGGCCTAAGAGTTTCTTATGATGCTGTTAGTGGTCCAATGGCCGGAATCAGTTTAAACTTATAGACTAGTGGAAACTACCTTAACCACTCTTCTAACCATAGTACATAACTTGAAATCTGAAAAAATAAATGATTATCAACTTTGTCTTCTTTAAAGTGCTTTTCAATATACTCTCTGTCTTCTCTATTTTGTATTTTTTCTACCAAAGATTTACTAAGTGCATCATTATTAATAAGTGTATAAAGATCTTTTATCAAGACTTCGTATTGTATTTTGTCAATAGTTCCGCGGCTAGATTGATTATTAAATTGTTTATGTGATTCTTTACTATAGGCTTTGAGATCTGCACTTAATTTCTGTCTAGTGGTCATTATTTTATTAGATTAAAAGTTTATTTACAAATTTAAGGCTTAATTACAAGCCTTTTACAGGTGTCGTTTCCTTTTTTTACAAACAAAAAATAGTTTACAAAATAAAATTTAAATTATGAAAGCACTTTCAGTAAAGAATCCTTGGGGGTACTTGATTGTACTCGGAATCAAAGACATTGAAAATAGATCCTGGCGTACTAATTTCAGAGGAACATGCTATATTCATGTATCTGGACAGATTTACCCATTCTTCAAAGGAAATAATTTGGCTTTTCCAGCAGATCAATGGGCGGATATAAACAAAGTAATTGATCTTAAAATTCCAGGTGAAAAAGAAAAGTTTTTTATAACCTCAGCAATTATTGGCCAAGTTGAAATAATCGACTGCGTTCAGAATCATCCGTCAATTTGGGCAGAAAAAGCAGCTCCCGAAGAAAACCCAATTTGGAACTGGGTTCTTGCAAATCCGGTCCTTTATGATAAACCAATTTTAAACGTAAAAGGTAAACTTGGGTTTTGGAATATTGAACTCGATGTTTGTAATTATTGTCTTCAGTGGTGTAAAAAGCTAGTAGATGGTTTTGGATGTAAGGAGTGTTCTGAAAAATATAGATAATAAAGTATGAAAAAAGATATAATATGTTGGTGGAGTGGCGGTGTGAATGATTTAGATGATCGTAACCCGACAGAAAAACAGATTAATTTTGATATCGCTTCTTAAATTTTAATTAATCAATTGCAGTTAGAACAAAACTCAACAGTATAGTCTGTTGAGTTTTTTTAATTTCTAATTATATTTCGCTAAATAATCGTAAAAATATCTTCCTTTTTCAGTTATTGTAATTTTATCTTGTACGCTTATAATGATTAGTCCCAGACCTACGAATTTATTTAATTGGTCTGAGTTTGCTTTGCTCTTTGGCGGTCCAAATGCATTGCTTTCACATAAACCTAAGAAACTCTCTTTATCAAATTTTGTAAGTACAGCATTTATAGCTGATAATTGATCAAGTAAAATAGTTTCTTTATCAATTGAATTTGTTTTTTTATATTTCTCGTTTAAAATATCGTACGTCACACGAAGGTCATCTAATTTCTCGTTTAGATCATGTTCTTTAGTAACTAATCTATTTATCTCCTTGGCATTCCTGGCGTTTATTTCTTCAATTTCTTTTAATAATGCATCATTTTTACTGGTCAAGTCTTTTATTAGACTTGTTCCCGCTTTTGCGTCTATCACTTTTTTTTCTGCAATTGCTTCAAGTTCCTTTTGATCATACTTAGCAAGTTTTGCGCTGTTTTTTTTCTCTAGTTTTGATTCAGAATAATAGTTAAGTACTTTATCAAAAAGCATATTTACATAAGGCAGACCCATAATATAAAAAAGAGCAATGAGAAGTGGAACTACATAGTTGTACCAATTACAGTAATTTTCTTCAATCCATTCAATTCGACAGTGCACCGGCCAATCTGCGTAAAATAATATTGCGACTGCTCTCCAATTAAAAAGTAAATATGATAACAAAAACGATCCAACGAAAGGGCTTTTGATTCTTTCTCTATAACTGTCATATATGCTTTGAAAAATTTCCTTAATTGTTTCCATTCATTTTTAATTTTGGCAAACATAGGATTTTAATTGAAGTTTCCAAATAACTTAACAATAGTGTGAAGCTAAAACAGGTATTTATACCTGTTTTTGCAATGGTCAGTTTTACACTTCATAATTTAATAAAATAAAACTGTATGTTTGCTAAAATTTGATAGCAGAAGATAATTATGGAAATTTTCTAAAAGCTATAGATTTAACAGCACGCATGGAAGTAATGTTTTTAATATATCGGCATTATTATTGCATAAACAATTTAATATAAAGATAAATGATAGAAAAGTACTGGGACCCAATTTATAATTTTTACAAAAAAAATGTGCTCTATATCATAGCGTTTTTATCCATAATTATTTTACTTATTGCCTACACATGTTTTGAAAAGGATTTCTGGGCTTTCGATGTTTTAAAAAGTCTTGGTTTTACATTGATATCTGGAGGTGTATTTGCTGTAATAGTAAAATCAGAACAGTTTTCTAATATATTTCAGAATGAGTTGCGTAATATTATTTATGGGGATGAAGACTTAAAAAAAAGGGTCGACTTAGAAGAACTTTGGGACAAAGTAACGAAAGCTCTTTGTAATCAGAAATTCAAACTAATTAGTAAAAAATTGCATGATGGTGTAAAAATATGTTATTTGCCAATCAATCATGAGTTTTATTATCGAGATCACAAAGTTGAAATTCATATCGAAATTGATAAGGAAAATCCAGAATATGTAATTGTAAACGAACAAACTGAAACAACATTAATTTCAGAAGATACAAAGGAAATATGTTATAAATTTTCAAGTAGTATTCCGTTAATTGCAGGAGAAGAAGAATTAACTACATATGAAGTTTCAAATTTTACAGTCGACAAAGAGAAAAAAGTATTATCTGCTGATGAATTAGTAATAGTTAAAAAGGATAATTATTTAAACGCGTACTGTCATTATAAAGTCAGTGGAAAAAAGAAATATAAAATAATACGAGTGGAAAAAAAACGATATAATCTTAAGGCAAATCCGTATAGACAGCATAATGCAATTTGGTTATATCAAAACTTTTCATTAGATTTAATATATTCAAAAGAATTAAAAATTGATTTTATTGAAATGGGGGTCGTAAATAAATTCGAAACTAATTTAAAAGATCACTTAGGGACACATAATAGATTAAATGCTCATTACGAGGGGCTTATATTTACGAAACAGGGGTTTATTTTGTTGTTAAACAAACTTTAAAAAAATTAAAATAATCATTGGATATTTAAATAAAAGAATATCTTTGGAAAGAAATTGTAATGCACTAAATCAATTTAAAATCAAATATTATGGAAAAAATGGCGAAACAAGATGTAGTTCATGGTTAACCGATGAATACAACTAAAATTACAATTATCACTACTATAGCCACTCAATTGAGTGGCTTTTTTATTTGCTCTATAGTAATGTTTCAGTAGATATTTATATTTAATAAAGCTTACTTTAATTCTTTTTGTAAGTTAGTGAGTATTTTTCCAAACGAATTATTGAAATTATCAAATTGATTCTGTGGAAACTCAGGAAAATCACCACTCCTTTTCTTCATATGCTCTACTACAAGATCAAAATATATAATAACTTCATTTAGATCAATTACGAGCTGCTTAAATTCTTTAGCTGTGAAATCATATATAAATAAGTGTCCAAAACGATGATTAAATGTTAATAGAAAAACATGAAGATGTTTAAATATCCTAGCTTTTTCTGCTAGTGCTTTTACTTTAGGGCCAAATTGTAGTTCAGGATAATGTAGGATCTCAATAAGTCCGGAAATATCATCATATAAATCAAAGAATATTTGATTTAGTGTAGGCAAATGGTCTGTTAACTTCTCATAGCTATCTATTCTCTTTAAAAGTAAAGTTACATTTTTATTTTCTTCACTTGACTGCTTGCTAACTGTATTGGTTAGAATGGCAAGAATTATTAAACTACTTAGTGAGACAAGTGTATTAATTGTTCCGCCAATGTAGTCACCAAATGTGCCCCACACTGCTGAGTCATCAGATATTGGATGATCCCAAAAAGTTACAATATAAAATGCACCTGCAACTACTATAAATGATAAAGAAATAAGTGAGATTGTTACTAGTATATTTTTCTTAAAATAGTCAATCATAGGTTCTGGTTTATAGTTGTTGCAAACATACATTTTTTACATCAAAATTAATTTGTATTTTTATGGAAAGAAATAGCGATATGGCAAATCACACACTCATATTATCAACAGCAAAAGTGGCAATTCCGGAAAGAGTTACAATCGACTTTATCACAAGTTTGATTAATCGCGGATTAACGGGGATAGAATATTTTGGACCAGAGATCGATAACCAAGAAGATTTTATTGAACCAGATATGAAACTAGCCAGTGAAGAGATCTCGTATTTCGAATTCTTTTTTGATACTGAAGAACCAATCGAATATGATCTACTTTCAGAAAGTGACGTTGACGGTTTTGTCCTGGAAGTAATAAAAAAATCCGCTAACATTGATCTGCGAGCGGATGAAAAGGACATAACTATTCATCTATAATTGAAATATGATCTACGAAAGAATTAAAGAAGAATTTATTAAAGAAATTGAAGAGCTCATTCAAATAAAGAGAAAAGCTTTTGAAGGCTTAACAGGTGTAGAACTAGCTACTGCAAAATATCACTACTTGGAAGACTTTGATGATTATGTAAATGAACTCAATATAAGAATTAATAAAAAGCTAGATGATCATAAAATTGATTTTGAAAGTCAAGAACAAGCTGATGATTTTCAAGTAGCATTTAAGCCCACTTTTGATATGCTATATGAAGCATATACTGCTGGCTTAACAGTTTAAATTTCTTCAAACTCATCGTATTCAAATTCATCCTCGCTAGGGTAATCAGGAATAAACACAAGTGGAATATCTAAATCGATTTGTGTAATAATTATCGCTTCTTCATATTTGGTAATTATCGGTTCCAGTAATGGTTTCAACTCAAAATGCTTGTCTTCAGATTTTATAATCTGAGTTTCATTGTCGAGCCATTTTCCCTCTTTATTTTTAGCTTTCTGTACAACTTTTAAAATTTTGTTGTAAAGAATTTCAAGACACTTATTGACGTGGTAATCCAAAACCTCAAATCCTTCTTCAAACAACTGAGTTGGATAACTGTAATTCGTCAATTCCATTCTGCTGTGTAGAAGCTGAGTGAAATATTTTATATACAGTTGATTATCTATGTGTGCGTAATAATCTGTAGGATCATCGGATACTGGTCTTTTCATCTTTTCAGCTATCTTATCAAATACTTCTTGCTGCTTTGGGGTAAATGAGGATTTCTTTTCTTCCATGTTTATAATTTTATGCAGCTTCAAAAGCCACTAATTTAGCTTCATAAGGAAATGCAAATCTAGATACATCATTTGTAGGGTCAAGCCAAGCTTGCTCATCCTCTTTTCGAAGCATTACAGGCATCCTTTCTCTATTATTGTGAATGTATTTCATTAATTCGTTTGCTTCTGTCGTAACCATTGTATACGTCTTTAAACTTTCACCAGTTGACGGATTTAGCCAAGTATCATATAATCCTGCAAAACAGAAAATTTCATCGTTTTGAGAAAATATTTGATACTTTTCTTTCTTCTTCCCTTTGGGATCTAACCAACGCCATTCGTAATAGCCAGTCGCTATTATCAAACATCTATTTGACTTAATGTTTCTATAAGAAGGTTTTGAATCAAGATCTTCTATTCTTGCATTTAGTTTGCCAGTTCTGAATTCTAACTGTTCAATACCTGCCCATGAAGGCATCAAGCCCCATGTAAAATCAGTTTGGACTTGATCGGGATCCGTATTTGTAATAATAGGAATGTTAGGATGATCAAATCCATTCACAAAAACACCTTCATAATATTGGCCAGTATTGTTCACAGAAATATTAAAGCGGATCTTTACATCTCGGCGACTTCCTTTTTGATCTACATAGTAGCACATAAGCTTTATATTAGTAATATAAAGTTAATCTTTTTTCACAATTATGTTATAACGCTCACAGTAGCTTTTTTCTGCTTCTTTCGGTTCTGGTGTCATTCCAAGTATATTTTTGTAATACTCATTTATAGCATCGGTTTCTAATAGTACTTTATCAGCTCTAATCACAACTTTTAAACCAATGTTTTGTAACCATATAGCTAAGTCTCTATGAAGTTGTGGCTCGCGTAACATCCAAAAATCCCATTCGTTCTTATCAAATAATAGCTTGATTGCTTGGTATCCTTTTGTTGTATTATCAAATCCGGCTATCTTAATTATGTGCTCTGCTACGGCTTTTTTTTCTTCGCTATTCATCTTTTTTGATTTGAATATTTAAATTAAAGTCACTTGATATGGGTTGCAAGCCCATTACATTCTCGTAATATTTTACTATTATATCAGGAGTGATCATGATTCGGTCAAATCGCATTCCGCATTCGAAACGCAGAAACCAAAGTTCTTTTCTTAGTGAAACTAGATCGTCATAATTTACGTCGGTAAATAGTAGTTCGCCATCTTTAAATAGGCGCTGAATTAATTTATATTGCGGAGTTGCTGAGTGAAATCCGCACGCTTTGAGAAGGTGTACTTCAACTGCATTCTTTTCATCTGTTTTCATCGTCATTATTTTAGAAACGCAAAATTAATACAGATTATAACATAGTCGTTTGTATAGAGTGTTCTAAATTGGAACAATTGTTGAGAAGCGAGTAAAGATTGTTAATAAAAACAACGTTATAAAAAGTTAGCGTAAGATCTTTTTTGACGTATATTTGTAAAAAAGTTTGTTATAATGCATTTGAAATACATTATAATGTAAATGAAAAACCACCATACCAATTTAATTGATACAGTGGTTTACTAAATTCATTCATACGTTCTTACTTCTTTCTACGTTTTGATTCTCTTAGGAGCTTCCTTAATTCTTTTAAGGTTTTCCTAAACTGTTTCAAAGATTTAGAAGTTTTAAAAAATAATTCAGAAATTGAACTCAATTTCGGTCTAACACTACATACTGTAAGTAACAATAAATAATGCTCATGCATGTCGACTAACATCATAGCTTTATTCTTTTAAGGTTAATTTAATTTGACCATCCAAAAACGAAGTTTCCGAGGCTTCGTTTTTTTTATGTCTTCTTGTGACTACAAAGATTGTCATTTATCGCTAAACATGAAAGCCAAACTTATGCACAATTCGACGTAGTTTTTAACAAAGGAGAAAAAATGAGATATTTTTCGGGCAATAACTAAGTTGTTGATATTGTGGTTTTTACAGTTTTAATATGTAGCTGTATTCCCGTAAAATATAGGCTTTTTATCATAAAAAGCAAGAAATTTTTAATTGTTTTTAAAGATTTATTTTTGAGTTAAAACTTTATTTTTTGAGTTAAAAAACTGTTTGTGTAGCCGTACTTAAGTGAACATATGTTTTACGATGTTTTTAAGCTCTTCGGCCACTTTTTTAAGCTCAAAATACCAATCCTGACCAAAGCGGTGAATCAATGCTTCTTTGACAAATTTATAAACCGGAACTTCGAGTTCTTTACCTATAGAACGGGCATCATCGCAAATATCCCATTTATCATAATTAACCGCAGCAAATTCTGTAAAGGCTTTTACACGAATTGGGTACAAATGACAAGAAACCGTTTTTTTCCAATCTACGATTCCTTGATTGTAAGCTTGCTCGATTCCGCAAAGTGTAGATTTTCCGTCAAAATTACAAACCCGCAATCTTTTTCTTCGATTAAGGGCTACAAGATATCTTCTTAGATAGTGGTTTTACCTAATTGAAACAATCTAATTGTTTCGTGAGTTCTTTTATAAACGATATAAGATCCTGATAGTTTTTTTCGTTAAACGAATGCCTTTCATTTTTTCCGGTTTTTTTACTTCGGAATGTATCATACGAAATTCCCATTGCTTGAGCTGCTTTTACGCCAGACATCCCGAAATCATCAAGTACTTTGTTTATTTTTTCACCTGGTTCCATATTGATATAATTATTACATTTACTGCAAATTTAATTTTAATAGTTAAGTTTCCTTTCTACAAAAGGTAAAACCTCTCCGATAAAGAGAGGTTTTTTTGTTTCCGGACTATTCTATATATTTTCCGATCAATCTGTTTGCTGCTCCATACGGAGAGTAAATGATATCTTCGACCAAAAATAGCTTTGTGATATCTGGATTAGGAAAATCCCTGACCAGAACTTCTATCTTTGATCCAATATGTGGGACCGTTGCCATTTTGCAGACCAGGACCTTTTGTCCATTTTGAACCAATTGAATTTGAAAGCTCAATTCTTGATCAACGAAATCGATCAAAAATCCAGTTAATAGCCAATTGAAGAATCTCTTTTTAAATTTGTATGTTTTCTTTTTCATGATGTTTTAAGGTTTTTAAAGAGGAGCCTTTCGACTCCTCCGGATTAATTAATTTAAAATAATTTAAAGTGACCATTGTCTTTGTGATACCACTTCTTTGTTCCAGAATCGCCTTTTATTAAGAATCTGTAGCTATCAGTATTTAAGACTTCATACTCTTTTTCAAATGTTAGATTCTTAATACTTGCAGCGTGAACGTAAGTACATTTTACTTTGTCTCCTGGTTCTACTTCCTTTAAATTTCGGAACTTCTGAATTGCTTTATTTTCGATTATCTCTTTAATCTCTAGAGCTTCTAATCGAACTTGCTCATGATAAGCATTTACAATTCCAAGTGCTACTTGGTAAACTTCATTTGTAATCATTGTTTAAAATTTAGTTGTTAATAATTGTTTCAATTCTACCCTACAAATATACGACGCAAAAATGTGTCGTACAAGAGATTTTGAAACTTTAACATATTGTGCAATAAAATAATATATTGTACTACTTTTGTATTGTTAATAGAATCACTATGAAGATTAATAATTTGACTGAAAAACAGGAAGCCTTCTCAAATGCCTACATAAGAATAGGTGTAGGCTCGGAAGCGTATAAAGAAGCTGGTTATTCGTATTCAAACAAAAGCGATAAGTCAATTCATGAAGCCGCATGTAGAGTGCTAAACAACAGCAAGGTACAAGCAAGGATAAAAGAATTGCAATCTGTTGTGGCCGAGATTGCCGAAAAAGAATTTAAGATCACATCAGAAGAAATGCTTCGTCATTTGAATATTCTTCGTAAAGCGAGAATCGATGAATACGTTGAATATTATGAGTACGAAGTTCCGATCACCACTACAACCGGAACCGGTAAGAATAAGAGTGTCTCAACGACAATTGAAAAGAGGACCGAATTGAGATTAAAGACTTTCGATATACTGAGTGAAGAGCAAAAGATGTGTATTGAAGGCATTAAGCAAACCAAATACGGCATTGAGATTAAACTTCACGGTAAGGAGTGGAGTATTGAAAAGATCAATAAGCACATTGGATTCTATGAAAAGGATAATGATCAAAAGAAAGCAACTTTGGAAATTGTGAACCCGGAAGATCGCGATGCCAGGATCGCTGCTTTAAAAGCAAAATTGCAAAGCTAAAGTCTTTCTGTTGCTTCATTAAAAAAGTAACATATTGTATAATAAAATAATAATATATGTTAGCTTTGTAAGGTTAACCAAAAACATCATATCATGAGTATAGAAATTGTAAATGGCCGTGTATTCGTAGAAGGAAAAGAAACTAGTGATCCGGCTTTAATCGGGTATGCGGTTTTGGATATGGCAGAAGAAAAACAAAATGTTGTGTTTCATAGCTTTCGCATAATCGTACAAGAAGATAAACCTCATGAGTCAGTTGTGAAAGCGGCTGAAAAGCTTATAAAAAGCCTGAAACCATTTAAGGATAAAAGATGTTGTGGATGTGGTGGCATAATTGGGCCAATGCAGCATAAATGCAGATAAAATTATGATCAAGATAATTCCCATAAGCAAAAGGCCAAATCACATCATCCTTACTGTTTTCGATAAGACAAACTATCACTATCATTTAAATGATCTATCAACCAAAAACAAAATATCTGATGTTGGAGTCTGGAATATAAAGTATAAAGTAAATGAGAGATAAAAAAGCAAAGGTTGTTTATAATTCTTCTTTTAATGAAATTGATGAACCAATAATGAAAAAAGATATGAGTTTACTAACAGGAAAATGCGAGGTAACTTTTAAGAAATACATTCAAAATAAAATGTATTATCTCGGAACTGAAAAATTAGGCATTTTGTTTTTAAGCGCACTTTATATTGAGTTCTTCGATTCAGTTGAAATCTATATAAGCATAAGAAGATATAACGGCGTTTTTGAGTGGAGAGTAAATCACAAAATAGGTCACTGTTACGGTGACACTTTAGAAAGACCAAAAGCAACATATGAGGCGATACATATGGCAAATGATATTTATAACAAACAAAATTAAATATGAAATCAATCCACTTTAAAGAATCTACAATTGAATTAAAGAAGCCGGCTTCAATGACCGATAAGGAATGCAAAAGCCTACATGTTTATCAAAATCCTGACGGTTCCTGCGTTTCGTGTTGGACCGTTTCGTTTTTACAGCGTTTAAGATTTTTATTTCATGGGAAGATCTGGTTGGGAGTATGCTCGGGACAAACGCAGCCACCAGTATGGTTAGACTGTACTAAAACCGTGTTTAAACCAAAAGTCGATAAAAGATTGTTGTGGCTTGGAATCATTAACACCTGGTTTATCCAATTTTTATTCATCAGAATATTTAGTAATCGGGAACAAGGTAGTCACACTCATTACGGGATATTATATTGGGTCTATCCGTTTACTGGATGGACATCGAACTATAAGATTATCGGCAAAGAGATTAAGTACAAACACTTTAATAAGTAGCTATGAAAGGATTCTTAGATATTGAGACAGGAGGTTTCTCGATTACCAAAAACGGAGTATGTGAGATTGCGTTGCTTGCAGTTGATGATAGTTTTAAGATCGTCGATACCTTTCATAAGTATATTAAACCTTACACTAGAGAAGAATCTGACGAACTTGTATATTATCATCCTGATGCAATGAATATTAACGGCTTATCGCCGGAATATTTAAATAAGGTTGGAGAAGATGTCGGTTATGTTATGATCCAACTTTCTTATTTTATTATTAAACATAATATTACCGAAATAATTGGACATAATTCTAATCAATTTGATGTTCCAAGAATCGATTATTTATTTAGAAGATTTTACCCAAATCAATTTACAGAAATTGGATTAAAGGATACTTTATTGATTGCGAAAGAACGGTTGGATCTTCCATCGTATAAGCTGGAACATCTTTGTCTACATTTCGGTATTCGCAATGAGCAAGCTCACTCTGCTGTAAGTGATGCCTTAGCAACTTTAGAACTATACAAAAAACTTATTGCTTAAATGTCAACCATTACCGATGATGAATTATTAGAATTAGAATTCCTTGTGACTCAAAAAGAGTTGCAAGGAAGCCTTTTCGAATTCACAAAGGTGTTTTGGAATACCATTATTACAGATCAGTACGTTCATAACTGGCACATTGAATATATGTGCGATGAAATGCAGCTAGTTGCAGATAAATACGTTTTAGATCGTAAACCTCATATACCAAATGATAAATGGTATCTTGGCATAACAGAAAACATACAAAAGAATTTACTATTTAATGTTCCGCCCGGGACTTCAAAAAGTACAATTGCATCAAGAATTCTTCCAGCTTGGATTTGGGCCGTTAACAGTTCCAAAACTGTAATGACCAATACCGTTTCAGCAAGTAACGCAAATGAATTCTCATCAAAATCAAAGGATATCATTCAAAGTGAACTCTTTCAATACTACTTTCCAACCGTCCAAATTAGGCGAGATGTATCTGCTAAGACCTTTTATCAAACTGCAGAAGGAGGAGTTAGATTTTCGTTTTCAACGTTTGGATCAGTAACCGGAAAGCACGCAAGTATCTTAATTGATGATGATAGAATGGACGTTGCGATCGCTGATAGTCCAGCCGATCGTAAAAGAGCGATAAGTCAATTTAAAGCCTTTCAGACAAGGAAAAAAGATAAGGCTAAAACTCCTTACATTTTGGTAGAACAGAGGCTATCCAGTAAAGATACAACAGCTCATTGTCTTAGTGTATTCAAAGATGAGTGCCGACATATTTGTTTGCCGGCTGAAAATGTATATAGAAATATCGAGCCTAAGGAAATTGAGAATTTTTATATTGATGGTTTACTAGATCCTGTTCGTCTAAGTCCAGCAATTCTTAAATCTACAAAGATGGGTTTAACTGATGAATCCAAACCGATATCTGAAATTGCTTTTAATATCCAATTTAATCAGGCTAATGAAACAGCTGAAGGTTTGCTATATGGAAAGCTGAATTTTGTTCCAGCATTACCAGAAAACCGAGAAGGTATAATCAGATACTCATTTACCGATGTTGCTGATACCGGAGCAGATTACTTTGCGACTCCTTTCATTGAGATCAATAAGAATAAAATCTATGTATTTGATGCGATCTATACTCAGGAACCGAGCAGGGTAACCTCGCATAAAATAAAACAAAAGATCGAAACTCATAATTCTATTGTCAACAAAATAGAGGTTAACAACCAGGGAAGTGTTTTTGTGACCTTAATGCAAAGTATGGGCGTAAATGTTTCCGGATATTATAGTGAGGGGAATAAGGAGCAAAGAATAAGTGCGTGGGCTCAATTTATTTCATTTATATACTTTGTCGAACCAAACGAAAACAGCAGCCAGGAATACAGGCAATTTATCAAACACCTTCAAGCATATCCGTTGACTGGGAAGCATGATGATGGCCATGATGATGCTGAAGATGCTCTTACAGAAATGATGAGGTACATCTGGGCTAATATGCGTCACTTATTTATGCCTCAAACCAATTAATTAAATAAAACAAAATATTTATTTAGAATAATTCTAAATAACAAAATTCTTTTTACATTTGTTTCATCATTATTTGTTAACTCATGACTAATCAAAATCTTGTTTCAAAAGCATTTACTGAGATCAAATGCCCTTGTTGTGGAAGACACTTAGACAAGGTTAAAGTGATTGGCGAAATTGCTATCTCAAGAAAGTGTAAATCATGCAAAAACAACATTGTTACGGAATTATTAGATAGTAAAATCACAAGTAACAAGATCGATGCTATTGAGAACTCTAAGGACATTATAAGTCCCAATAGATTTTTAACTAACCGTAATCCATTCAAGGATAATCAAAGATCATAGGCTTCTGGGAATCTTTAAGAACATTTAGATTTGGTATAGAAACCAAAAACGATTCGATTAATGGCCAGCCGGTGAGGATGGAAATTGATGTTTTCGGCATTGGTACTAATGATAAGAAAACATACTATCCTGATTCTACAAAGTTCGTTAAGCTCCAAAAAGAGAATTACGTCTTAAATAATGTCTTCAATAAAATTGCCAGCAAATTATCAAGCGCACAATTTACTAGTGAATCCGGTAAAAGTGAACTTCTTGATAAAATCAATAATCCAAATGATTCACAGTCACGAGAAGAGTTCTTAAAAGAGTTTGCAATTTTTTTACTGTCATCAGGATGGACCGCCATGTGGAAGAGATATAAATCATTTGGCAATTTCAAAACACTAGAACTTATCAATTTGAACCCGGATAACACGGAGGTCAACGAAACGACTTTAACAACTGAAATAGATGGTAAGTCCGAAACAATCTTACTTACTGATGTGATTTTGTTCTATGATAGTGTAAGGAACAACAAAAACAAAAAAGGTTATTCCAGGATCACACCCTTAAGAACTCAGATCAACAATATTAAAGATGCACAGCTTGCAAAAGGAATTCAAATTGAGAATTCCGGAACAACAATAGTTTCGCCAAAACAAACTGCTGCAGGTAGCAATATTGATGAAGGTCTTAATGCTCCAGTGCCACAATTGGGTGGAGGTCTTAGAACCCAAAAAGAAGAGATGGAAGATCGATTTAGCAGTCGCGGTCTAGTGAATAGGATCATAGTTTCGTCTAAAGGATTGGATGCTAAAAACCTCTCTGCCGAGCTGAACACAGTTAAGTTTCATGAAATCGTTGAAACTGATATCCTGGCTGTTTATGATGCTTATAATTTTCCGGTCGAGTTGAGTCCATATGGTAAGAATGCAACATTTGAAAATAAGGAAGTTGCTGAGGTTGGTCTTATTGAAAACGAAGTTTCTCCTCTGGCTGAGAACCTAATCAATTCATTAAATGCCGATTTCGAGAAAAAAGAACCGCTGGATGTTGATTTTAATCACTTGAACTCAATGTCAGTTATTCAGGAAAGGATCCAAACTACAAATGGTAAAACGATAGATCAGTATGGAATTTTATTTGACAAAAAAATCATTACTGAAGCTGAGTACAAGGAGATAATGAAAACTAAAAAAATATTGACATGAAACATTTAGATAAAAAGTTGCCAAGCGACATTGAAAAGTTAAAAGCAATTGCAGCAGAGACTGAGAATCCTCAAATGAAGCGTGCAATTGAAACCAGATTAAAAATAGTCGAGCGAGACCAAACTGTGAACAAATGATTTACTGTAAAGAATTAGACCAGGATTTTGATAGTGTTAATCAAATGCATAAAGCAATTATCGATAACATTTCTAAAATAATTGATGCTAAAAAATCAATTTTAAAAATGTCTGATGGCTATGGAACTGTTGTTAAGGTTGAGGGAATTACAAAAGAAGTTTTGAAATCTCTTAAAAATATCACGGTTAAAGCTTTCAATCAAAGTGATAAGGCGGTCGATTATACTAAGGAAGCAGATTTGCCAAATATTATTGTGACCGTAGTTTCAAATACGACTAATTATTTTGATTCTCATTACGATGTGCATCTTGATAACATTTGGAACAAAACTATTTCAGACAATAAGAATGGTTTTGATCACCTTCAGGAGCATAAAAACGGCTTTGCTAATGTCATTTCTGAAAATTGTAAAACCAAAATTCTTAGAACAACTTTCAAGGAATTAGGCTACGATTTCGAAGGTAAGACTCAAGCTTTGCAGCACACTTCAATCATTGATCCGATCAGAAATTTGTTCATGTATAACCAGTACGCTAATGGTTGGGTTAATAATCATTCAGTTGGGATGAGGTACAAAGGAGATATAATCTACTGTGCAAATTCAGAAGTGGATTACATGAAAGAATACAAAGATAATTGGGATAAATACTATCCATTAATCGCTAACAAGGATGATGTCGATGAAGTTGGCCGTTTTTGGGCGGTACCAGAAGCTAAATTAATGGAGTTTTCAGCTGTTCCGAGAGGTAGCAACCCGATTACTCCAACATTAAACATAGAAACACAAGCCGAAAAATCACTTGTTGGTAATAAAGATCCTCAAGCCGATAAGTCACTTGAAACGCCGGAGTCGCTGGAAAGCACTCAAACTGACAAAAAGAGAAGATTTATTTAATTTAAAAAACAAAAATCATGTTTGTAAAAAAGACACAAGCGCAAATTAATGCTATGACTGATGCAGAAGCTGACACATATGCAACCGAAAAGGCAGCACACGAGACTCAAGAAAACAAAGCAGCCATCGATTCAGCTGTAAAGGCGGGAGTTGAAGCCCTTAAGACAGATTTAGATAAAACTATTGCTGAAAAGCAAAAGGAAGTTGACACTTTGAAAGAAACGGTCGAAACTCAAGGAGTTAAAATTGTTGAATTATCAAAATCAACATCTGAGGGTAAAATGGATTCATTGGAAAATCTTTTCAAAGAGAAATACGATGAAGCTGTATCCGGAGAATCGCACACAGTAAAAGAGGGCTTCTCAATGGATACCTCAAAGGCAATCGCATCTACTGATGTTATGTCAGTAAATACGATTAATAGTACTGATTTCCCGGCGGCGGGTTCTACCGGAGTTGTTGGAGCGGGAGTTCAAACTTTGATGGGTAGATTGTTAGGTTATTTTGGTTACAGAAGTCCAGCATCTAAAATTCTTGATTTGGTTGATGTTCAACCTATGGATTCAGCTGTATTGATTGTGATCAATGAAACCGTAACCGGTACTGCAGAGATTACCACTGAGTGTAAATTGAAGCCAATCGTTAAAGAAACTTTTGCCACACAAGAGAAATCAGCAGAGCCGGTTGCTGTTATGTGGTTCACAACTACAAAATTGAGAAGATTCTTTCCTGCATTGGTTAATCGTATGGTTCAGAAGTTCTCTGAATTGGTTAACGACAAATTGCCAAACGTTGTTTTAGACGCTGTAAAAGCTGGAGCATCTGCGTTTACGCCGGTTGCTGCATTAGCTATCAATAGCAATCCAAACAATTACGATGCAATGGGAGCTGTAATTGCAACAGTTGAAAACTTAGGTTTCAATGTTAGTGCATTTATGATGAATCCGATTGCGTGGAGAAACATGAAGCAAGAAAAGACCGCTGACGGTGTTTATACACTTCAAAACGGTCAATCTGTTAATATTCTTCAGAATGGTTTAGACTGGGGTGGTGTTTATATTCCGATCATCAAAGATTCTACTTTAGGAGTTGATGAGTTCGTAACCGGTGATATTTTCTCAACTGTAAAAGTTGGGGTAGATAGTGTGCTTATGTACATGGAGACAGATGGACGTACTGATGCTGTTGCAACAAATGCAGCTACTGGTCTTTCAAGAAACATCAGAACTCACGTGCTAGAGAAATTCTTCGCGGTGATCATTCCGGATGCAACTAAGATCGGATTGGTTAAAGATACTTTCACTAACGTGAAAACTTTAATTACAAAGGCACCCTAATAATATCCAACCCCTGACCGGGTTGGTTTTTAAATAATCTAATAAAGACACAAATTATGTTTACAGAAAAAACACCAGAAGAAATTGCTGCATTAAATCCAGAAGAGTTGAAAACTTATAATGCAGAAAAGAAAGCGCATGATCTCAAAGTCGCAAAAGATGCAAAAGATGCAAAAAAGAACGATAAAAGTGCTGGAGCAACGCAGGAGTATTACGATAAAAAAGGAGCTGAAACTTTAGAAAACTACTCAAAAGGCGGGAAAGCTGCAACTGTAGATTTAGTTAATAAAACATTAGTTGAATTTACTGAGGATTTTGGCTATTTCAAAAAAGGTGATTCTCAGGAAGTTTCAGATGTAGCTTTTGCTATCTATAGCGGAAAAGGAGTTATCAAAAAACTGTAATCTATGTTTACCAGGATATCAAATTTCACTTACGGAGCATATCGCATTGCTAATATTGATACTGTTGGCGCCAATAATAATATTGATCTAATTCTCCATATTCAAAAATATGAAAATGAATGTTTGAGATTGGTATTAGGCGAATGCTTGTATGAGGATTTGATGTCCAATGTAGAAAAAGATGCTGATGGCTATTACAAGTTAAAAGATTCTGTTGATGCAAAGTATGGTTGGCTCTTATTCGGTCATAAATATGAATACGATTGTTCTTGTGATTCACAATGCAAAAACAAAATCTGGCAGGGATTGGTGAGAGAGGTTGCTGAAATCGAAAACACAAAGATTTTCGAAACAGTTATGTCCTCTTACATCTATTTTAACTGGTCCTTAAACTATCGAACTCTTAATGTAGGAGTAGGAGAAGCAAAAGGTACTGCATCGAATACGGTAGTTGAAAATACAAGAAACAAACGGGTAGATGCCTGGAATAAAATGGTTCAGGATGTATCATTTGGATTTACAAATGCAAATGTTTCACTATACCAATTCTTAGATCATTTCAAAGATGATTTTCCCTCGGCCGAAAGAGTTTGTTTTAAAACAATGACCTATTATGACTAAATTATTTGATCTGGATAACGCTTTAAAGCCAACAGCTGAAAAAGTAATGCATAACAGTAAACCTGTTGCTTATAGTTGGGGAAATGAAGATGCTTTGCACAAGTGGATTGAGGCGATGAACAAAAGACAGCTGGCGAAATCACTTGGTATTGACAAATCTATAAAGTATCCCTTGATTTGGTTAGTTGAAGGTTGGAAAGCAAAAGAAAACATTCCTGGTATTAAGTTCGAAAAAGTTACTTTCTACATTTCTTGTAACTCAACTGTAGCAGCTTTGAATGAAGATCGAGTTCCAAACTTTGATTTATTATATAAAGTTGCAAATGAATTTATAAAGGAATTGAGATTCGTAATTAAGATTTCAGAAGAGTCAATTACTTATGAAAAGAAATCAAACTTTAGCACGGTCAGTAGCCGCCAGGATAAAAAAAGCATAACATCGGACGTTTGGGATACTTTAATTGTTCAAATGGATCTGATTGCAAACACTAATTGTTTAAAAAAATTATGTAGTCTATAAAGACAAGAACCTATAAATGGTTTACCAAGAATGTAAAAACAAAAAGAAAGCCAAAAAGAACACTGGTGCGAAAGAGCAGTGTCTTGAAGGGCTTACAATCAAAACGGCAGTCCACGTGCCGGGATTCTCTTTTGAATCGATAGCAGATGCAAAGGACAAAGCTAAATGGGATGCTGCAGTTGCTGCTAAGAAAGTAATTCCATTGTATGAGGTTGAAGAATTAGCATCTGCCAATACTGAGGACACTGTTTTTGAAGGCAGAAGAAATCAGTTCATTACCTCAGAAGGTAAAAAAATTAGTAGTTATAACAGTTTTTTAAGTTTGTGTTCACACTCAGCACTTAAAAGTTACCATAAATCTGAATTAGGCTTGTTCGAATTCACAGAAGATGGAGCAATCAAAGGAGTGATCAATGATGACGGAACTATAAAAGGCCAATCAATTGTAATGAACGTTGGAAAACGTATTGATCCTTTAGCAGATAGACCAGCATCAACAGGAGTTACTTTAAACTACAAAGACTTTAACGAGTTTGAAGATGATGGCGCAATCTTTCGTCCTGAAGGTTGGGGCGCTGATGATCTGTATGGAATTTTTGATATAACTATCAATCAGGTTTCAGCAACATCTACAGAAATCAAATTCACTGCAACTGATGGTTGTTCCGGAGGCGATGAAGAGATCACTTCTTTCTTAGCTGCTAATATTGTGGTTAAAGATCTTGATGGAGCTACAGAAAGTGTAACGTTTGTTCCTGCTGATTCTGAAGGTGTTTACACTGTTACCGGAACCGGATTTGCAACAGGATTCACTATTGGCTTAAATGGAGTGGTTACCCAAACCGGGACTTCATATGAGACTCCAGAACCTACAAAAATTAAAGTTACACCATAATGCGAGGTGAATACAAAGGGATAGTATTTGCAGAGGGCTATAACAAGCCCTTTGCAGATTTTAAAAAAGAGTTTGCTTCAACTCATGTTTTTAAAGATATCCCATCCGACGAAAGAGAAGCCGAACTAAAAAAAGCTCACAAAATCGCAACCAATGGCAACATTTCAACAACAACTGGCAAGGGCAAAGAAGTTGAAACCGAAAAGCCTGGAGATAAACCTTTATAAATTCATTAGAAGTATTGAAAAGGATTTTTTAGATCTCGAGAAGAAAAGGTTGTCTGTTGATCATAAAGACATTTTCGGAAATCCGATTGGTTTTTATTCAGAGAACACAGAAATCATTTCAGGAGGTAGAAAAAAAGCCGGAGATCCATTTACCGGATTAGATTCTGGAGATTGGTTCAAAGGATTCTATATGCAAGAAGTTAATGGTGTTTTGAGATTTAGTTCTAAAGACCCTAAAAACTCAATCATCCTGAGTGATGGACCTGACAATACTTGGCTTTCTGATGAATTATTCGGATTAACTGATAAAGAATTAAAGGAAGTGATCACATCTCGATTGCTTCCTTTTTTTATACAAAACGCGCGAAAAATACTTGAGCTATGATTTACGATTCACTTGACATAATTCCTTATAAAACATTTTTCAAGATCGCTGAATCTGGAAATTTCGCTTTGTTATCTGATACTGAAAAGGATCCGGAAGTACTGTCAAAAATATGGGATTCTCTATATGAACAACATATTGAAATTGCGGGGGCCAGTTCTCAGGAAAAGAAAACTTTTAGAATTTCTAAACAGATCAGCGCTTTGGAAACCCAATACAAAGTGATTCTTATGGCTTGTGATGCATTAAAATTTGATTTTAGTCAAGAACTGTTCGAAATACTAACTGTTGACTACGGCTATACTTTAAGAACTACAGATGAAAAAGTTTACTACGAAGACATTGAACAAATTGAAAGAGAATCGAAAGCGCTTAAAGTAAAAATAAACACTCTTTCTAAGCTGCTTCCTAAAGTTGATCAAGGGCAAGAATATAACATCGATGATGTGATGGCCTCGTATTGTTCCATCCTAGAATTTCAAATTGGGGACTTCAATAAGATCACTTATACAGCTTTTCATAGTTACGAAAAGCAGGTGCACAACAAGATAGAACACATCAGACAACAAAACATTAAAAGTAAAAAAAATGGCTAGTTCAGACGGTATAATTAGAAGAAAGCAGGTCATTGAAGATGATGCTCTTAATTGGGGGCCTGAATATGCAAAGCAAACTCAAATTGCTATTGATAAAAACAAAGAGGTTGTACAAGGGATTGTTCAAATTGCATCTATCCTAAAACAAATTAAAGATGCAACTGGTAATTCTGCTTATACAGCTGCACTTCAACAAGGAATACTGGCTACGCAGAAAACTATACTTAGTCTTAAGGAGCAGGAAGCAGCTGAGATTTCTCTAAATAGAGTAAGGATTTCTTCAATAGCTTTATCAGAAGCTGAACGAAAGGCAAAATTAGCGATTGAAAATGCTGAAAGCAAACTGCAAAAATCAAAGGATGCGTTAATAAAGAAAACTGCTCAAGAGATATATGACCAAAGTGTTCTGACCAGAAATGCTAAGAATTTAGCAATAATAAATTCTAAATTATCAACTGAATATGAAAAATTAACTGCTAAGAAAAGATTAGCAGCTACTGCACTTCAGAATCTTATAATCGCTGGTAAAAAGGCAGATGAAACCACGGATCAGTATAACGCTCGATTGAGAAAGGCGCAAGCTGAATTTGATGCGCTTCATAAAAAGGTTGTAGCAGCGAATAGAGCTGTCAGTATATTTAATGACAATGTTGGTAATTATCCTAAGAATGCTGCGAAAGGGTTACGTGATTTAGTCGAAGCGTTTGGGTTGGTTGTAGGTATTCAAACCTTTGTAGATATTGCTAAACAAGCTTTCGATATTATAAGAAATTTTGAAGCTGAGATCGTAAACTTAGCTGCTATTGCTGGAAAAAGCCGTGCTGATATTGCGCCGTTAGAAGCAGATATTAGAGAGGTAGCAAAAGCAAGTATTAACAGTGCAACGGAAGTTGCAAAGTTGGCTACAGAATTAATTAAATTAGGTTCTACTCCAGAAGAGGTTTCCAAATTACTTAAGCCGGTTAATGATTTATCTATTGCATTACAAGCAAGCGCTGAGGATAGTGCGACTTTAGTTAAATCGCTTTTGAATGCCTACCAAGAAGGCGCTGAAAAGGCAACTCACTTTACCGATGTATTAGCAGAAAGTGCAAATAGATCTGCATTAGATTTTGCAGGTTTAAGAGATTCATTTTCTTATATAGCGCCTGTTTCAAATACATTGGGAATTTCTGTTGAAAAGACAGCTGCCATCATCGGTACACTTACCGATAATGGAATTAAAGCTGAGAGCGCTGGTCGTTTGATGGCAACTGGTTTGGGGAAACTTGCAAAACAAGGACTTACTCTTGAAGCTGCATTGGCTAAAATCACGACGGCTCAGAAGCAAAATAAGTCAAGTATGGAAGTGCTTAATATCGCAAACAAGCTATTTGGAGGCGAAGCAGGGAAATTGGCTTTGATTTTGGCAAACAATACAAAAAAAATAGAGGAAAGCACTTTAGCTTATCAAAATAGTAATGGAGCATTGGCTGAACTTACTGACAAACAATTAAAGTCTTTAAACTCTGAATTAGAAATTCTTTCATCTGCCTGGGAAGAATATATATTGGATAACAATGAGGCGATTGGAGGAACTAAGGTTATGACCTCAGTTCTTAGCTTTTTAAGTTCTAATTTAAAAGAAATTATAGATCTACTTGTGTTTTCCGGAACAATTTGGCTTGCGTATAGATCATCTTTGATTCTTGCTACAGTACAGGCAAAGTTGATGGCATTGACGACTGTGGAAAATACAGTAGCTACTGCAGCATCGACTGTTGCAACTACGGCATCAACTGTGGCAACAGATGTCAATACTGCTGCTCTTTTATTTCATTTGGAAGGATTGGAAGCAAATGCGAGTGCACAACTTACAAATGCGACTGCTACCAATACTGCGACAACTGCGACTCAGAAATTTAACGCAGCATTAAAAGCGAATATGCTGAGCATAATATTAGTTGCGCTTATTGCGGTGATTTACTACTACAATAAATTAACAAAGTCATTTGAACAAAACTATGAAGAGCTTAAAAAAAGCACATCTGAGTTTCTAAAAAATAAAGCCGTAACAGATAAAAATGCAAAATCAATCAATGATTTGTCTGATAGATATGATGTTTTGAAAGCGAAAACTAAATTATCAACTGAGGAACAAAAGGAGCTGAATAAAATAATTGAAATTCTAGCAAAAACAGTACCTGGAGCAACCTCTAAAATGGATAAATATGGAAACGCCATTGCCATAAATACTGCTAAAACCAGAGAATATGTAGAAGCAAGAAATGAAATGTTTAAAGCGGAAAATGCTGTGAAATTGGATAAAAATATCGCACTGCTGAAAGATTTAAGGAAGGAACAAGATTATCTAAATGTTTCAAGTGATAAAAATAACGGTTCACTAGTCGAAGGAATTGGATATGTAGTTAAAATGGATGGAGTACTTAAAAAAAGGGGAAATACTTTTCAAGGCTATATTGATCTAACAAAAGAGGATATTGCTCTTTATGCTCGAAAAAGATTTCAGAATGAGGAAGCTATTGCTAATACAATCGCGCATATAAATGCATTGCGAGGATTAACAGATGAACAAAAGAAAGCAATTGCGTTAAGAGATAAAGAAGCGAAAGATACTGCTGACAATGGGCCGCGTACAATTGCAATAATTGATGCCGAGATAAAAGCTCAGGAAGATCTCATCGCAACATTATCTGATAAAACTGGTAAAGAAGGAAACGTAATAAAAGCAAAAATTAAAGCTTTAAATGCTGAACGAGACTTGATTTATAACAATAATAAAGGTCAGGAAAAGGATAATGAAAAACAGATTAGAAAGCAATTAGAGCAAATGAAACGTATTCGTGACGCTATTTATAATCTAAATCAGTTTCGGCTACAAAATGCTATTGATATCAATCAGCAGATTCTTGATGATGAAAAGACTTCCAGCGAGCTTAAGCTAAATGCCTATATCGAAAATGAACAACTTCGCAAAGAGAAAAATGATGAAACGTTACAGTACGAATTATTTAATAACGCGCTAGAAGGTAAAGAATTAGAAAAGCTAACAGAGAAAAAGAGAAAGCTTTTCTTCCAGTCAAGTAAAGATCGTGTTGAAGCTATCATCGCCGGTAAAATCGCAACTGAAGAGATGACCAAATCAGAGTTGCTGATTTTGGAAAAGCATAACGCAGAGAAAAAAAGACTGGAGTACCAGGGAGCAAAAGATCGTCAGAAGATTATTGATGGTGAAGTTGATCGAGTGAAAAAGCGAATTGACGATGAGATTCTTAAAAAAGAAACTCAAATAAATAAGGCTATTGAGGCAGAGAACAATATGTTTAACGAAATCAATAAGGCAGAGAATCAATCGCGGAAAGAAAGGGAAATAGCTATTGAAGCGCATGAGCGAAAAATTTATGAGATTAGAAAATCCTTTGCCTTAGATGCTTTAAAAGTCCAAATTGATGGTTTGCAAAAGGAATTAGACAAAGAAGCTTCAAGAGTTGATGGTGCAAAAGTTAGCGCTGATGTATTAAAAAAAGTTGAATTTGATTTACAGAAAGCAAAAACCGATTACTCGGATCTTTCCTATGAACAATATTTAGACCTGAATAAGGACAAAATTGAGCAAGAAAAATATACTGCTGAAAAGATTTTAGAAGTTTCTAATGAACTTACAAATTCATTGTCTAATCTAACTAACGCGATTTTCGACGCCAAGATTCAAAATATAGAATATGAGCAGAAAAAAAACGATGAGTATTATGCAAAACAAATTGAGTTAGCTGGTAAAGACGAACGTCAAAAAGATATTCTTCAAAAGGAACGTGATAAAAAGAATGATCTCTTAGAGAAAAAGAAGCGTAAAGAGCAAGAAAAGCAAGCCATATTTAACAAGGCACTAACGGTTGCTCAAATAGGATTACAGACGGCTTTAGCAATCATTACAGCAGCTGCAGCAACTGCACCAACGTTTTGGGGAGTTGCTATTGCGGCCACTATTGGAGCAGTTGAACTTGGAGCAGCTCTGGCAACTCCAATCCCTAAATACAAAGATGGTCGTAAAGGAGGTCCGAAAGAAGTTGCAATGATCAATGACGGTGGAGTTACTGAGATCGTGGAATCTAAAGATGGATCTGCTAGAGTGTATTCAGGGAAGAATCGAATTGTTCAACTTTTGGAAGGTGATACTGTACATAAATCCTTTGATGATTATAACAAATTGCAAAGAGCTGCTATGTTGGCCAGTCTCAACATGGAAGGCAGAAACATGAGCGATTTCCAAGCTTCTCAATATTTTGAAGCTTCTTACGGTAAAGAATTGCTTGAAGAAATGAAATTGACAAGAAAAGCTATTCAGAATCAGAAACAGCCAGTTTACCACGGACCTAAAATCGATATTCCTCACGCTATTTGGAAATCAAAAAACACTAATTGGAACTAATGGGAAATATAAATCCACAATTTAACAACCGTGTTGAATACACCTTAAAAAATAAAAATTTTGGGGAGTTGGTAACTATCGAGCCGATCGGATGGACTGATGATGATAAGGAATATTCACGTCATGAAAAGTATGACGGAATAGTCGCTAAGTTTTCCAACTCATTGAAGTTCATCGGTGATGCTGCAGAGTATATTCAACTGATTTATGATATCGACGGGATTATGGCCGATGTCGAATTGACTCGAAGAGAGAGACATCCGCAAACTGACGTTTGGACATTGACTTATTCTGGCTTTTTAGATCTTTCAACCTGGAGTAGAGAAAATAGAGTTCAAGTGATGGTTAAATTCAATTCCGGGGGATTAGAACAGGAACTAAAAGCCAGGGAATCCGAAAGCGTGGAAGTTGATCGAACTACAACATTTGATGACACTAAGATTCCCGAATTGAATACAATCGATGTTGAATTAGATGGTAGACGAATTTTTCTGCAAACAAAATTTGCAACTAAGGCAAGTGATAATATAGCAAAATTAAGTAATCAAACAAACGGTAATACTAGAGGTAGTACGATCGCTGTTCCTCTTTCATTGGTAAATAAGTCACATGAAAGTGCGCAAGCTCCAGTTCAAGGTGTTTTGGTTGGTGATAATACTTGGGATAGAACAGGAAAAGCAGAACCTGGAAACTTGTTTTTTGCCATTTCCGATCGTGATCGCGACTTAAAAGTAAGTTTGAAACTTACTTTTAAAGTTAATATTATTTCATTCGACGATGTTAATCATTTCACTTTTTATGCCAGAATAGGTAAATATAAAGATGGTATTGACTTCAATTTTAAGGAAAATATCATGTTGTTTTCTAAAGATTCTTACTCGACTTTAAATGGAAATACATTCACGGTAAATTATGATGGAATTATATCAGTTCTAACAGGAGAAAGTTTGCAATTGGTTTTTGATCAAAATTACGATGGTAGGAATGGACATAGTTCACATTTGGAAATTACAGTTTCCGATGTTGTTTGTAAAGTTGATATCGACGAAGATAGTTTTCAGGAAAAATCTACAACAAAAGCAATTTTGGCTTATGAATTAGCTGATCGCTTAGTTACAATTTCAACGAACAAAGAGCGCGTATTTTATTCTAATTATTTTGGTAGAAAAGATTTAGGATATGCAGTTGATGGACCCGGAGCTTATATTGCTTTTACTCATGGTTTTTGGGTTAGAAAGTTCGACAAGCTTCCGATTCCACAAGAAGAAACTATCACTCAAGATAAAGTTACCAATCTATTTAAGCCATTGACAACATCATTCAGTGATTTTGCGACTTCTACCACTGCAGTCTTAAATATCGGAATTGGTATCGAAACAATTGATAATAAGGAAGTCGTAAGAATTGAAGAAAAAAGTTATTTCTATAATCGAAACGTAACTATAAGGCTTCCTAATCAGGTAAAAAATGTAAAAAGAAAAGTAGCTACCGACAAGTATTATTCTGCTTTAGAATTCGGCTATGAGAAAGGTGGCGATTATGAAGAAGCGGTTGGACTGGACGAATACAATGTGAAATCTAATTTTTCAACGATCATCAGCAGACTTAAAAATGTTTATATCCAAATCTCAAAATATAGAGCCGATAGTTATGGAATGGAGTTCGCCAGGAGAAAACCTGTCACATTAAACGATACTGAAGATACTTCTTATGATGAAGATATTTTCTGGTTAGACCTGTTTAAGAATCCAATCGGAGGATTTGAACAAAGATTTTGGTTTAATAAATACGATCGAACAAAGGATGATTTCGAGCAAGCTCCAACTGGTATATTTAGCCCGGAGACAGCCACAAATTTAAGATTCTCACCAGTTAATTGTTTATTGCGACATGGTTGGTGGATAGCAGCTTCAGTAATTAAATACGCAACTGATAAATTGAAGTTTGGTTCATCTACTGCAAACAGATTGCTAAAAACAAAGATGATTGGCCGCAATGAATATGCTGAGAATGGTGATATTTTGAATTCAGAATTGCCAACTGCTCGTTTTATTCCGGAGGAAATAGAATTTGAACATATTTGTGATTTTGATGTTCTGCAACAGATCAATGGTACCACAACAATCTTAGGTAAAGAAATAATAAATCTATACGGTTTGATTGAATTTATAAATGAAAACGGCGAAAAGGAGAGAGCTTTCTTCTTGAACATAAAGCCTAACGGAAAAGGTCAGTTTAAAGTTTTAAAACTAAATAGATAAGTCATGGCATATTCAAAAATAACAATAATATTCAATTCTGTACCTAATAGCGGCAGTGTTTATTTTGATGTAGAAAGTATTAATTACTCGGCGTTTGTTCGAGAATCTTTTGTAGCAAAAAGATTAGGATCTTATCAAGTCGAAAGGCCGAAGCTTGTTTATGATGAAACAACAGGCGAAAGTAAATACAATGGATTTGTTTCTGATTTTTACCGAACAGCATTTAATTTAGATTTTAATTCTTCGGGTTTATATACCGTTGAGTCGATTCGCGGAGATATTGGCTCAGGTCTGGGAACCGTAATTATAACAGCCAATTTCTCAGGCGTAGAATTTAATGATGAATCGGCATCTGCAGATGTCACTTTTATTATAGAAAATGAACCAGCATTGCCGGATTTCAATATTACGAATGTCAGTTTCTCGCAAAGTTCAAGTACGCCATGCCAGAATATAAAAGTAAACGTGACAACGGATCACTTAGCCGCGAAAGTAATTAGCCCGGTTTCCATTAATCCCAACACTAATAATCCCTTTTCATTTGATTGGCTGCGTGGTGATACTGTGAATTTGGTTATTGAAGATTCAAACGGACAGCACGTGTCACAAAGTCTCGCACTACCAAGTTTACTGAACGCAAGTAATTTTGTGATTAACGTAAATAACAGTCCAAATGGTGCAACGGTTGTAATTGAAAATATTAATACATCCGGGTTGAATCTTGAGTATTCTTTAGACAATTTAACCTGGCAAACATTAAACACTTTTTCAGGTCTTGACGTAGGTAATTTTACTTTGTATGTTAAGGATCAATTAGGCTGTTCTTTCAGTAAAGCTTTTTCAGTAAGTGAGTTTGGAATTCAAGTTCCGTATTTCTACATATCGAAAGCAAACGCAATAAGATATGCCAACCGAATTACGTGGGGAGATTCAGCAAATTATAAAACAGATGAAAACACATTAAGCTACGAAGTTGATGTCGATGTTCCTTACAAAGAAGTTCAACAATTTCAAAGTGCTGATATTGTTCCAACACAGTTTAAATCTAATTATAGCAATATTGTAGCGAAAATTATAAAAGAGGATCTTTCAGAAGTTACTATTCCCATCGAAAAGAAAACAAGTAACATTGGTATTAAAGACAAACGTGATGCAAGGAAATACAATTTAGGTGACGGTAGAACAGGAATATACTTTTTGTCTGGAAACACATATAATTATGATACAAATGCTGTCAGTGGAACATACTCTTTAAACGGTAATTTGCCAGAATGGGCCATCATTGGTAATTACATTATTGTGGGAACTTCCTGGTTTCTAATTGAGGAAATTGCTTTTGATGAAACGAAAAGTGCCGATGTTGTGATCTTCTCACAAAGTTATACCGGACCGGAAATTAATCTTGTTGTCGGTTCTATTTTTAATAGGTTCAACTATGAGGTTTACGAGTACTACATTGACATGGTTGATTATATTGATCAACATTTCAGTGTTCAGCTTGTGAATTCAGATCCTAATTTTACCACAATTACGCATTTGAGTGAAGAGATCTGGTGTAAAGTGAAACATGAAGATGTTGTTGAAATTAAATACAGGAATACGACAAATACTGATGTTTTATATGCAACCGGCATTGAGTTTAAAGTAAGAGTGCCGCTCACTATTCAAAAAGGTGTGCCGGATGAGGACAGTGAAATTCATAAAACGGATACGGATACAATTCTTTTAACTGCAGATTTATATGAAGGTGATCAATTTGTTTTTGAACCAACTACGAAAGAAATTTGGAAAAAGAACATGATCGCTTTATCTCATGAAAAAGTCTGGGTAAATGGAGTAGGATATGTTAAAAACGGAAGCTTTAGCACTGAGGGGCCATTGGAGAAATCAAACCTCTACGTCTTAACTGCAAATATGCTTAAAACAGGAAATGTCTATAATTCACAAGGAAGCGGCAATATTGATTTTGATGGAAGTCAAGTTGAGGTACCAGGATTAATTTCGACCGAATCCGGATATGTAAGTTACTAAAAGAAGAAAGCCTCTAATTACTTAGAGGCTTCAATATTATTTGTTCAAATCTTTAAACTGTTTTCCATCAACATGAACACTTCTGTTGTCATGATAATGATGGTGATGTACAATTGTTGTTGAATTATCAACGTATTTCTTCGTGTCATCTCTATCAGGGAAAAGAGCATTACCAATGCCTTTGCCGATCATCCAACATCCACCCACAACAACAAAAAAAAGTACAATTATAAATCCCATAAAGCAAATTTATTAAATATTAATCTTTTAGCTAGTTCAAATTGTTATTTAGAATGATTCTAAATAGAATAATATTTTTTACATTTGTTGGATAAAATATTCATTATCATGAGCTTTCAATCCTTTATTACTCAACAAGTCGCTGCATTAACTGAAAGATTAAATGCAATTGCAAGTAATGCTAAGAAAATCATCGAATTACCGTGGCAATCAGTTTTGCGTCCAGAATCTGAAATTCATGTAAGTGATGGCGGTACATCATTTAAAATTAAGATTCAACAAATATTTGATTGGTTTTATTCAATTCGTCAAAATCAAGTATTATCAGCTAATATTTCTGTTCTAGTAAACGAGGTGAAGGTTGCATCCGGCGCACAATGGATCATAGGCAATGTAAATTATTCAACAATTAGTGATACTTCATTCACTATTGAATATGCTGAAGATGGTTATACCCGAAATGATATTTTGGTTGCTGACAAAAACAATCACATCGTTCGTGTCATTGGCCCTGAAACAGTAGGAATTTCGCCGACTCCGCCAACTCCAATTGATACCGTATTAGTTACAATTATTAATATTACAGATGCAACGATTGGTAATACACCACCGATAATAGGAGGAGATTACGAGAAAGTGATCAATAAACAAAACTCTTTGGCAGTTGATGGGAGCGGAACTAAATATCCTACGGTTGATGCGGTGAATGCAGGTCTAGCTGCAATTGTAGTTCCTGATGCTACGACAGTTGTAAAAGGAATTGTAAAACTTGCGGGCGATCTTGGAGGTACAGCTGATGCGCCAACAACTCCAACAGCACTGCATAGAACAGGTAACGAAAGTTGGACAGGTCAAAAAAGTGCTGCAAATAGCAATGCCGTTGGAAATGCAAATTTATTACAAATAAATAATAATTATAGCACAAACCCTAACGGTAAGTCTTTTGCTTTGACGTCAGGTTCTACTTCTAATTCTGTATTAATGGGAGTTAGTTTGCAATCTCCTTTGGGAGGTAAAGGTATTGAAATAGTAAGCACGGTAAACAGTACAATTAAACCTATTTCGTTAGTCAATAATGCTACAGAAGTATTAAGCATTGATAAACTAGGTAATATTACAACTACTGGAAATGTAATTTCAGCAACACCAACTGCTGGAAATCATTTAGTAACAAAAGCATATGCTGATAACTTAGTTGTTGGATTATTGAATCTTAGGGGGTCTTATAATGCTTCTACCAATTTATATCCATCTACTGGAGGAAGTGGAGTTTCAGGAGCAATTCAAAAAGGAGATTTATGGTTCGTATCTGTTCCCGGAACTTTATCGGGTAGAGTAGTAAATAATGGAGATAGTTTTGTGGCTTTATCAGATGCTCCAGGTCAAACGTTTACAAATTGGAATGTTATGGAATCTAACATTGGATATGTTCCCGCTGATGATTCTAATGTACTGCATAAAACAGGTAACGAAACATTCTCCGGGATTAAAACCGTAACAAGTGCGAACGGATCTGTTAACGGTCTTACTGTAGTAAACAATGCTACGCTAGTGGGAGGAGGCGGTGGATCGTTGGCGGTATTAAATACAAATACTGATGCCGGTGTAAAAGTTGAAAACACCGGTCTGGGTATTGGTTTATACTCCAATAATAACACAAACGGGAACGGCTCCGCGATAGTGGCAGATAATAACTCTCCATCGGGAACGGGGTTTAACTATGAAGGTAGAAATAGCACTGTAAGAACTTTTTCAGTTAATAGATTGGGTGATGTTGTTGGAAACAAATTCACAAAAACAGGAGGATTAGCAACCGAATATTTAAAAGCAGATGGATCAGTATCTACATTAACAAACCCAATTACAGGAACAGGCGCAAGTGGTCAAATTTCTTATTTTAATGGTGTGTCTTCTCAGGCAGGAAATGCAAACTTTATTTGGGATAATACTAATGGACGTTTAGGATTGGGAACACCTAGCCCAACATCGAAGTTACATTTAGTAGTTCCAAATTCAGATGGTATTTCTGTAGAAAGTTCAAATAGCGGATTAATAGAAATAAGAAAAACCGGAGGCGCAAGATGGAGATTTCAAAATGATTTAAATTCGGTAAACGGTTTAGAGTTATTGTACGGGAATAATATAACCCCTACTCAGTCTATGATTATGTTTCAAAACGACGGTAACGTTGGAATTGGAACAACAACCCCCACAAAAAAATTAGAAGTTAATGGTACTATTAGAGCAAACACAGTCCTTATGGCGGGTAGAGATAATGTTGTAGGTGATAAATTTATAATCTTAGAATCGTCTACAGATGGAAAAACACCTTCTATTAATTCTTATTTAGCCGGTACAGGAGTTACAGATATTGCCATACAAAGAGACGGTGGAAATGTAGGTATAGGAACTACTAACCCTGCGGTTAAATTAGATGTAAGGGGTAAATTTATTGTAGCAAATGATGATTTTGTATTAGGTTCTATCGGTTCCTTACTTCAAATAGACCAGGGTGCAACATCAGGTAATACTTATTCAAGAATAGGAGCTTACAATATAGGAGGTACTAATCCTACAAATCTTGTTCTAAGTGCCGATGGAGGAAATGTTTTGATAGGAACTACTACAGGTAACGGAAGTACGTTAAACGTTGCGGGAACAGTAAGTGCTACAGGTTATAAAATTTTAGTTGTTGATGTTGCCGATACAGCCTTTAATAACACACCAGTCTCAAGTCAAAGAACTACTGCTAGTTCATCTATTGATATAGGCTTTGGTACAGGAGAAACTATTCTTGAAAGTTTTGTGTTCAGTACATCAGATTACGGAATGCAAAGAATAACCTATACAAATGTAGCTCTACAAAATAGAATTTTTATCAGAAGTAAAGCAGGCGGAACTTGGTCAGCGTGGGTTGAAAAATAAAATAAATAACAAAAAGCGAAAATGATTTTAAAATATATACCTGATGGTAGTTTGGTAATTGGATTACTAATTATGTGTGCTTTAGATTTTGTGTTTGGGGTTACAAAAGCAACATTGACAAAAACTATTAGAACTTCGAAAGGGTTCAGAAAGACATTTACCAAATTCACTCAATATGGAGGTGCTATTGTGATGGGAATAGTTCTTTTAAATATAAAAAGCGTTAGCGATAGCAGATTTGGAAGTGAATACTCGAGTCTATTTGGGGATTCGATGATAAGTATAATGATTTACATTGAAGTTGTTTCGATTTTGGAAAACATGGAAGTCATAGGAAAAGATACTGATTTTGTAAAATATTTTATCAGACCAGTTCGACGATTAATCACTTTTCAAGTAAAAAATTTATTCTCTGATACAGGGAATATAATAACTAAATAATTTATAAAAATGGACAAAGCTACAGAACAAAGAATTGCGCAATTGCATCCAAATATTCGTCAAGAAGTTACCAATATCATTAACGAATGTAATCGTTCACTTACTGGGAGAGCACAAGTGAGAATTTCTCAAGGTTTGAGGACATTTAAAGAACAGGATGATCTTTACGCGATAGGTAGAACTAAGCCAGGGAAAATAGTAACGAATGCCAAAGGTAGTCAATCGATCCATAATTATGGTTTCGCGGTCGATATCGTGTTGATCATTGATGGTATGACGGCTTCATGGGACACTGCAAAAGACTGGGATGGAGATAAGATCTCGGATTGGACAGAGTGTGTAAACATATTTAAAAAATCTGGTTGGTCCTGGGGCGGTGATTGGAAAACGTTTAAAGATCTTCCACACTTTGACAAAAAAGGATTTTCTGACTGGAAAGTCCTAAGCAAGCTTAAACGAGATAAAAATAACTACGTAATTATCTAATATGCAGCTATCATTAATAATTCAGAATATAAAAACTCTTTTGATCGGTGTAGCAATTGTTGCTGTTGTTTGGTTTTATAAAGATTATACTTTTCAAAAATCTGAAAATGAACGACAAACTGAAAATGCTAACCAAGTTCGAAAGCAAGATAGTTTGCATTTTGCAAGTCAATTATTGTCAAAAGATGAACTAAGCGATTATCTGCAGTATGAAAATTCAGATTTGAAAAAGAAGCTTGTTAATGCTGGAATAAAAGAAAGTAGAATTAAAAGTATAATTTCCCAAACTTTAAAGTACCGAGATACCACAAAAAGAGAAACTGATGTTTCCGGATTAGTTGAAGCAATTAAAAATCGCATTCCTAGATCTCAATCCTGGAGTGACACAACAAAATGCATGACCGTAAGCGGAGTTGCTTCTTTTGACGGACAGAAACTCAAGGTTGTCGTAATTGATCGCCAGTTCAATAATAAATCGGATGCAGTTGCTTATTGGGAGCGCAGGGAGTGGAGTTTTTTAGGAATTAAGACTCGTTTTCTAGGTAAGAAGCAATTTACTTCTAAAGTATTTGATGAATGCGGAGAAAGCCGGACAATGAAAATTGAAAAGAAAAAATAATATCCTGGAGGTGTAAATAAAAATATCCTCCAACAAATAAAAACACTTCTCACGGTAATTTATATTTAGCACAAGCCAGCGTTGGAGGACAGAAGTCTTCTATGCTGGCTTTGTTATTTTAATAAATTCCGTGAGAGGTACAAATGTAATAATCATCAATCATCAATCAAAGAACAAATGGAATTAAAAATCAACAAGTATCATGAAATACTAAATACTATTATTAGTAAAGGAAAACGTCAAGAAAATAAGAAAGGATCTATAACATATTTACTAAATCAAGTAATTGTTTTTAAGCCTATCGACTTATTGGATCTTTTTGAGAGTCATGCTGTTGCGAAAAAGAAATTAAAAGACGAATTGGTTTTATTTATGGCAGGGGAACGTTCAACTGAGGCTTATCGTGAAATTGGTGTATCATGGTGGGATTATTGCGGGCCGATATTAGTAAATAGCTATCCAACATACTTTGAGCAGTTGCCGAAGCTCATTGAAAAAATCAAAAGTGAAAAAAGAACTTCTAAGAATTATGTTTTGTTTTTGGGCGCAAATAATACTGAAAGTAATCAGCAGCCATGTTTAAGTTTAATACAGTTTCAAATCGATAAAGGTAAACTTATAATTAGCGCTTATCAACGAAGTTCAGATGCAAGTTTAGGATTGCCTTCCGATATTTATCATTTATACCTTATTAGCAAACAGATAGATCTAGAATTAAAAAGTATAACGATTTTTTTAGGTAATGTCCATATTTATGAAAATAATTTAAAATCGACCAAGCAATTACTTAAAGGAGTGCCAGCGACATTTAACTTGAATGTCGGTTAAACTTAAAGTTTCGATAATAGAAAAAGCAATCATTACTGATCGCTTTTTCTTTTTTTCCAGCTATCGTTGTGATATTTATTGCTAGGATGTCCTTGAAACTTTTTAACTAGCAATGCTACTACAAGGACAATTACTGCTACTGTTATTAAAATGTCGGATAATTCCATTTGAAAATTTTTAAAAGTCCGGTGACTTTTCCATAATTTGGTTTCTATTTACTTCTTTTACAACTTTTGCATATCTCAAGGTCATCATTTTTGAGGTGTGGCCGTATAGTTCACGAAGAGCATCAAGTTCTACGCCTGCCAGAATTTTTTTGTTTGCTCCAAGATGTTTTAACGAATACATGTTGACATTTATTTTAAGTCCGTCAATAATTAATTTTCTCCATAATTTAGAAGCACAATCTCTATTCAATCTTCGCGGCCCAGGAATGAAATCTAAATCTTTTTTTAAGCCACGATTTGTAAATTCTCTTTTTGAGCCAAATACAAAATATTCATCTGGATAATCCGAAAGCTTCATTTCTTCAAAATAATTTTTCAGAAAGGGGTTTAATGGAACTATTCTTTCGATATCGGTCTTTGTTATTTCCGGAGGTAATACAATTTGTGATTTTTGTAGATTGATCATCTTTAATTTAATATGCAAAAGTTCTTCAGGTCTGATTCCGGTATGAAAGATCGAAATTATGTAAACGTAAAAACTCGGGAATTCAACAAGGATTTTTTCCTTTATTAGTTTCACTTCTTCATCAGTTGCCGGAGTGAAAGCGGTAATTTCGCCAACCTTTAAAGATTTTATCCCGTGCGCTGGGTTATTCTCTATTATATCCCATTGCATCAGTTCAGACAAAATTGCCTTTAGATAACCTAAATTTTTATTGAATGATTTATTCGACCACTTTCGCTGCTCTTTTGTTTTCTCGATAATTAATTTTATATGGATCCTTTTAGTATCGGCTACAAGAAGTTTCGTCATATTAGTAGCTTTTAAAGCTTCCTTTATGAACTTGACTGTGCTTTTATAACCACAAAGAGTTTTGCTTCCTAGATTTGGCGTTTTCTTTTCAATAGCAAAATCTAAAGCTTCACTAAACGTCAGGCAGCTAAAATTATTTACTACATCCGGAACATTTGGATTCCATCCTTCTTTGAGTTTTTGAAGTAAAGCATCACAAATTATATTTGCTTCGGCTTCTCTTTTCTTAAGATTTGTAATGTAGTTTATTCCGTATTTGTAACGGAAGAGTTTGCCGCTATATCTAAAAAAGACAAACCACGGCTTTGAAAGATCGTCATACTTGACAAGCTTTGGGATTGTGTAAATTGATTTCAT